ATAATCACTGAAGGTGAATCGTCGGAGAAAGTCCCGGCGAATTACCAAGTCCGGATTGATGAAAACGCGGTGGCTGATTCCCTCAGTAAGCTCCGCGATGCGATGGCTGAGGACATAAAGACAGGAGACTAAGATGAACATTAGAGCTGAAGTGAAGAAATTGCTTGAACTCCAGAGTTATAGGCAGAGAAACTCTGGGCTGGGACTGATGCGCACGCGGGGCGGAATGCTCTGTGTGCACACAGGCGAGAACGGGACCAGGATCTCGGAGCCAGGGATCGATCGCCTGGGCAATCCGACCAAGGAGACTTACGTCAGGGTTCAGATCCTGCCGGCGGTCCCCCAGCGGGTTGAGTGGGTTAATGAAAAGAATCTGAGGGGATAAGCCATGAAAGACTGGACAGACAGACAAGGAGTTCTAGACTTGGTTGGAAAGACCTTTCGAGACGCACAGGCCCGGGGCGCGACACTCCAGGAATATTCCGGCAGAGGAATGTTCGGAAGGAGCTGTGTCGCGATGGCTGGACTTAATGAGCCAGAGCTGCGAGTCTGGATCGCTGGAGTCATCGGCGGGACGCTGGTTTATGACTTGCTCGAGCAAGCCAGGACTGAGGTAAACAGGGAGGAATCTGAGTTCCTGGAAACTGAAGCCTGTAATGTCAACGGAGCGATTATGGCTCTGTTACACTGGAAAATGGATTCTTTCGGCCACGGGGTGATTTATTACTGGCCGGATGTTCCCTTCAGCGTGATGAAAGAGGAGGACGAGGGATGAACTGGCAACAATCAGGGATTCTGCTCTGTGGACTGATGATTGGTTCCTGGGGACTGGTTTGGTTCCTGGACTGGTGGTTCCACCGGAAAAAGCCGAACGTGAGGCATAATCTGCCGCCGCCGGCGGACGCTTGCCGACGAAGTGTTTACGATTCCTGGTCTTAATCAAGGAGATTCTAAAATGTGGACTGAATTTTGGGATATGCACTCAGGTGGGAGTTTGAAGACTCCCTTTCATTACATCTACATCGAAGCGCCGATGGAAAAGGCTATTGTGGTCTTTCAGAACGTCTTTAAGATTTCGCCTTTGGAAACGGCCTGTGAGTGCTGTGGGCGGAACTTTGCGATTGACGGAAGCCCGAGCATGGAAGAGGCTACGAAGTTTCACAGAAAGGGTAGAAGTGTACTTCAATCCCTGGAAGACTTCGAAAAGAGTTCCGACGTGAAGATCATTCGGGAAAAGGATCTGAAGCCCGAGGACTTCGAAGGAGAGATCTGGGAAGTTGATGACTGAGGTGTGTTGAAAACTTTGTTGCAATCGTGTTCACGGTATGGCATCATATTGTGTTCACGATTGCAACCCAACTGGAGACTCAAATGGCTGAAAAGCCGAAACCAAGGACTTGTGAAATGCGAGACTGTCCCTATGACAACGAGACCAAGGGACCGTTTTGCCGTAACTGCTCAGCAGCATTGAATCGCTGGGCGAAACGAACGGCGGCCGCCAGGCTCCGTTACAGCTCGAAACTCTCGTTATACACTGATAGATTAAGGAGACTCAAGTGAGTAGGAGAAAATTCACTGATACCTACAGGAAAAAAGTCTTGGCTTATTATCGCGCTAATGGTCGTAAGGCGGCAATGAGCAGGTACAAAATCTCATCGTCTGTAATTCATAACTGGGTCAAAGCATTTCCTGCAACCGCCCAGCCGCCGGCTCCCAAAGACCAATTCAAAGCCAACACAATGGACGCACTGGTTTACCTGCGCCAGGCCCGCGTGTATGGAATCGCAGGGGAGTTTGAAATCGTCTGGCACTTGAGTGCCTTGGCGTTACTTGCACTGGAGGGGAAATTACCATGAACAGCCTGAAACCAAAGTGGCATTTCACGACCGAAGAGCGCGAGATTGACAGGCGGCCAATCAAATGCAAGATCGCCTTTAACATGGCCAGAGCCGAGCCAGACGTAGGGATCATGACAGATTACGTTGACGACTGGGATCTCTTGCATCCAGAGACTGAAGAGTCCCTGAACATTATTCTCACGGATGAAGAAGTCGACGATATCACAGCCCTTTGCGAGGAGTTCGCGGCTGAGGAGAGTCACAGGGTCGATGAGGACAGGATCGCGGCGGACTGGGACCAACGCTATGATAAGGAGTCTTTTTAATGAAGATCATCATTGAATCCATCCCGCACAGTCAGCAACGCTATGATACCTGCGGGGATTATTACCGCAGGGGCAACGAGCCTTTAGGCACCTTGAACATTCTGGTCAGCGAACTCCCAGATCATCGTGAGATGATCCTGGTTGCAATCCATGAACTGATCGAAGCCGTCCTCTGTGATGCCGCCGGCATTTCTTTCAATGAAATCGACAGGTTCGACATGGCCTTTGTGCCTAACGAGGAGTGTTCTGAACCAGGCGCTGATCCTGCCGCGCCTTACTATTCTCAGCATCTGCTCGCCACAGCGATTGAAATAGTCCTAGCTGCAGAGCTAGGTGTTGATTGGTCCACTTACGCACGTCACATCCAGGAGTTAAGCAAATGAGTCTCAAAGTCAACGAAAAAATCCGTCTCGCGCTCTTTTCCTCGGTCAAGTATCCCGAGTATCTTTACGTCAAGACCGAGGAGGACGTTTCGGGCCTGGGTTATATCCAGCATTCCGAATGGGTCGAAGTTGTTTTTCCGTCGAGGCCCCAAGAGGCTGTAATCGCTCAGCAACTGGTCGCGATCGACGCAGAGATTCTCGAGATCAAGGAAGACGCGATGAAGGAAGTTGAGGAACTGTCAGTCCGCCGCCAGGAACTCCTCGCAATCTCGTATTCCAAGTCCACCTAACCAAAGTCATTGGATTTTAACCAATCACTTTGTTGCTTTTTGCATCGCACATGGATATGATTCACGTTCTCAGGCACTCCGACTGGTCGCCTCTTAAGAACCAGTCACAAACTGACGAAAGGAGATTTTTACGATGAACGCTCAAGCACACGAAGTCGAAGCCGCCGCCGCCCCAGCCAAGAAGGGCAAAGTCGTCGAGGTCGAGACTGTCACGATGGAAGACGGCCGCAAGGTCGATTTCACCGGCAAGAAAAAGCTGGTGAAGGATTACATTCTCAAGGAAGACGGTTCGCTGGACTACATTCTCCTGGACTTCCGTAATGGCACAGTTCGGAAGATCTACATTCCGCTGTCTCTCTTGGGCCAGTTCGCCGGCCACGGAGCGATCCAAAAGTACGGTGACGAGCTGGCCGGGCTGAAAGGCACCGACGGCGGCGAGCCGGACCTGGATGACATGATCCTCGCGATCGACGAGCTGGATGAATCCATCCAAGCTGGAAAGTGGTCGACCCGCAAGGAAGGCGATGGAATGGCCGGGACTTCTGTTCTGATCAAGGCTCTGATCGAGTTCTCTGGAAAGACCGTCGAGGAAGTCAAGGGGTTCCTCAAGGACAAGGACAAAAAGTACAAGGATGCTTTCCGGGCCGACGACAAGAGCGTGGGCAAGAGCGGCAAGACGATGGCCCAGATCGTCAAGGAAATCGAGGCGGCGAAGCTGGCCAAGGGTCCGAAGATCGACACGGCGAGCGAGCTGTCAGCGTTGATGGCTTCCTAAATGGTGGTAGAATGATGCTTTCGCTGCCCAGCGTTCCCAGAGCATCACCACAAGTGGCAGGGTTGGCTTAGTCTCCTTTACCTGCTGCGAAGAAAGGGGCCATTCGGCCCCTTTTCTTTGACTAGAGACTTTACAATGACTGTGGTAAGATTTACAATGACTTGATTGACGGTTGAATGATTTTGTGGTAGGCTGTTGAACTCAGCCGCCAATCCAGGAGACTTTCAGTGACCGTACCTTATAGTAATCCAGTCCAGGTTTCAATCGCTGACGCAACAATCCAGCCAGGGTTCGTGGGCGGGGTTCAGATTCAGATTGGACTCGCGTCTGGCGGGCCTTATTCAGTGGGATTGGTTCAGATCCCGTTGACAGCCTGGACCGTGGCGGCAGGCACCGCAACCCTTTCATTCACGCAGTTTATTGCGGCATGTACCGCCGCCGGCATCGTCATCAGCGACGCGGTGGATTACTACTGCATCTCGGAAGTCTATTCTGGAACTGTGATCCCAATTCCAGCCGGTGACATCAGCGGCGCTGGCCCCGAAGCCGCCTTTATCATTCCGACGCCACCTCCCCCGCCGCCGCCTTCCAACCCGACCAGCTTCTCGTTCGGTGCAGCGGCCTAGCCGTTGTGACCGCTCCAGCCAATCCAACCATCTTCGAGTTTGGACCTGTCGGGCCTGTAATCGCAGGCCCGCCTTTTTCCACTGCTTCAGGCCCGCAGATCTGGACCGACGCCCAGGGGAATTTCAGGGATCAGAACTCGTCGATCATTGTGCCCTTTGGACTGAACGTCGACGGCCGCGAAGACGTGGTGTATAACGGAGCGCCTAACCAGCTCTATGGCTGGGGAGCTAATCCTAATCTTGGCGCTATTCAGCCTAATGTTCAGCCGTTCCAGGCTTGGCAGCCCAAGTTCATCCAGCATTATCTAACGACCTCGGCCTGCCTTGGGCTGACGACCTACGACACCAGCGGGAATTCCCACGCTCCTTCTCAGACCGGGACTCAGTACATGCAGTCCGTGGCTGATTTCATCGCCATAATGCAGGGCCAGGGTTACACTGTCGGCATAGGGATTCGGAACAACTGTCCTGACATTGTGATCGGCGGCAGGGCTTACCCAGGGTATCCTAACAACCAGAACTGTATTCTGGATTACAAATACGGAATCCAGGTTGCTCAGCTCTTCGCTGAATGGTTCGGGGTTCCGAACGGCACAGCCACCTCGACCTACGGGCCTATAAACTACGGAGGAGTGGCTTTCACAGTTTACAATGAACCTACCATTGGCGGGAACGGAAACTTTTCAGGCGGAATCTATATTGGATCTGGGGGGATAACCGATGCCACGATCTGGGGGATTTGCCTTGGCTCTAACGTAGGCGGGACGAATTACCAACAGTACAAGCTCTATCAGTGTCCAGATGTGACCCAGGGAACCGGCGGCGGGACGATCGGCTCAGGCTCCAGCGTCCAGCTCGCCAACGGGTATTACCAGGTCTGTGATTGTCAGACCTTCATGAACACTGTCCGAGCGAACGGCGGCAACAACGTCATCCTGTTGAACTGCTCCGGCTACACCAGCCCCTATGACAACCCTTACGGTGGTTACGTCTTTTTGAACAACAATCCTGGCTACCTGCCCGTTGACCCCCTGGTCGCCCAGGGCTATCCTGCCCAGATGGCAATGACCTGGCACGTTTACTCGAACAATGTCTCTGCCCCTGGGAGCGGAACAGGCGGCGGACTGTGGACTGAATTCGCCAATCTCAAGAACATCAATCTGGCTCGCATTGTTACTGAAATCGGTGACCCTTCCAACGGTTCAACCTGGTCACAGGATGCTGGTTCCTGGGGGAAGACCAACGGAATCGGGACTGTCTGGTGGAGGTTCAATCCTTCGTATTCCGCTTATAATAATAACCTCATCGGCTCTGCCACAGGCACAGGGAATCCGATTGCTTCCTATGGCACTACAGTCTACGGCATGATGCCTAATGGTCTCTTGGGCTAAAGACTTTGTGCGGTGAGGCAATGACTTGATTGACAATGTGTTCACAATATGTCATCATACCGTGTTCATGGAAATTCGTATCTAACTGTTCTAACCCTCAACTGGAGACTCTCAAATGCCTAGGCTCTTATCTTTCTATCAAGTGATGACCAAGCTGGACGATCTCAACAGCAATCTCACCGACGAACTCGAAGACTTTCTCGACCTCGAAGAGCTGACCAAAGCCGTCAACAAGCTCGAGGATCTCATCACTGACGCTATCGCGGATTCTGAGGCCGCCGCCGACGAAGAAGACGAAGATTCTGATGAAGAAGAGGGCTAAAGCCCCTCAGTCCTGGCCTTTCACACAACCCGCAGCCAAGGGCCAATCCCCCTATTGGCTGCGGGATTCTACCACTGAGGAAACCACAGCACACTTACGATTAATGACTGACCTCCACCAGCGAGAGTCACAAACTTCAATCGAACACTTTGTACTAAAGGAGACTACCCGTGTCAAAGTTAAAGAATCTCAATCCCCTGGATCTGTTGTTCCGCGACATAAAAAAAGAAATGGAACTCGAAGCTCAAAGAAAGGACTCGGCTAAACGCTGGTCGAGCGGCGAAGCCCCTGTCTCGACGTATGCGAATCCAGAGAATTGGATTGCTGGAAAAATCATCACGGTCAAGCACCGCGAAGCCGGAATCCTGGGCAATTTTCAAGAATACTTCCATCGTTTGAGTCCTTCAGCCCGCAGGCTCCTGCCCGCCGCCGAAGGCCTGGTCCCCTGCCGCGAGGAACTCGTCTTTGGCGACTATTGGCTGCATCCCAAGTTCTCCGCTGACAGTCGGCCGCTCGAAGATTCTCCAGAAGAAATCATCGCCATCACCAGGCGGTTTTACGAATTGATGAATAGCTGGGATGATTTTCCAACCTTAGAGGATTAAATGACCAAGAAAGCCAACATCATCCGCCCTGTGCACTTGCACATCACTCTGCCCGAGGACTTGCATGGCCGCTTATCTGCGTACCTGTTCTCGCCTTCCCAGGGCCGAGTGCCGAACGGCGCGTATCAAAAGTTCTTTTGCGAGCGTATTCTTGAATTCTTTAACAGAGGTAATCCTAATGCTGAGTCCGGAACAAACATCCTTTCTGAATGACTTGAGGCAGCGTTCGTTGCCTGGGTCGACGAATCCGCCGACGCTGGATGAAATGAAGCAAGCCATTTTGTATCTGCGCGAAGGGCGGAAGTCCGTCCCGCAGGACTCTTCAAAGCCCAAGTCCAAAGCCAAGCCCACGTCGGAAGCGATCGGGTCTTTGTTATCTGATTTCATGAACGAATGATCCAGTCGTTTCATCCTGACTTCGAGTCGGAATGCCGCCTTTGCGGCACTTCGCCTTGTGTGATTGTAGTGAACCATGTTCAGTCCCAGACTAATCTCTGTGGCTGTTGCTTTTTCAACGACCGTTCAATGCTTGATTGGGAAGAGTGGAATAATTCAACCGAGGAGACTCAAGATGATACTGACGAGTGCTTATGAAGCCTTCTACTCTCAGGAGCGCGTCCCATGCAATTCCCAGAACTAATCGACGCCTCTCTGCTGAGCGCCTGGAAATCCTGTCCTGAACTTTGCAGGAAAACCTACTTTGAACACTATAAATCTAAGTCCCCTTCAGTCCACCTACACGCGGGAGGTGCTTTCGCTTCTGGATGCGAAAGAACTCGAACGGCTTTTTTCGTCGAAGGGAAAGACTCGGATACGGCTGTGGCTGAAGGTGTGGGCGAAGTACTTCGATTCTACGGAGACTTCCCGTGTCCTGCCGACTCCGCCAAGTCCGCCGAGCGTATGGCTGGAGCGTTTGAATTCTACTGGTCCAACTACCCGCTCGAAGAAGAAACGGGGCCGCTCGTCCTTGCCGGCGGCAAGAGAGCCATCGAAGTCTCCTTCGCAGAACCTCTCCCAATTAACCATCCAGTTACAGGGGACCCTCTCTTGTACTGCGGACGGATGGATGCGATTCTCAGTTACGCCGGTGGCGCCTACATTACAGACGAGAAGACTACAACGCAACTTGGCGCTTCATGGTCCCGTCAATGGGATCTTCGAAGTCAGTTTATCGGCTACGCTTGGGGAGCCAATCAAATCGGAATCAGGGTTGATGGAACTATTGTTCGTGGGGTATCGATCTTGAAGACAAAGTACGATACGCAGCAAGCGATCATGAGCCAACCTGAATGGAAAATTCAAAGGTGGTACGAAGAAATGCTCCAGCACGTCACGAACATGCTCCAAGCCTGGAAAACCGGCGTCTGGCTTCATAACTTCGACCATGCGTGCGCTGAGTACGGCGGCTGCCAGTTCCGCGATGCGTGCCAGTCCCAGGACGAAACTCCCTGGCTCGAAACTTACTTCGAGCGTCGCCAGTGGAATCCTCTCTTGCGCGTGGAGACAAAGCTCTGAAGCTCAAACGTAGAGCTTGCAATAATCGGTCAGGGATTACAGGAGTGTCCAGGTTCCTGACCGATGACGGCAAGCTCTACTGGCGGGCCTTCGCCGGCCGCCGACTTCTCTATCGCGGGAAGGATTTTTTCGAAGCCTGTGTGAAACGTAAATCTTGGGAATCAAAGGAGATTAAGTCCGATGGGTGAACATAAACTGCCTAGAGCAGAACCTGCCGAAAAGTTCGTTATTACTCCAAACGGCCTGCCTATAAACGTCCGAGACCTCTCAGACTTTGATCTGGCAGCCCATGTTCTTCAGTCAAAGCAAATGTACGATCAGCTCCGGAGCCAAGCCCTGCAACTTTTGTCCCAAGCCCAGGCAACCGGCCAAATGTCGGCGGTTCTGGAATACGAACAAGACCGCCGCCGGAAGTCCATTACCCTGGCAACGCCTCTGGACTTGGCGAATCTGAGGAGGCAGTAAGGTATGATCCGTACTTACACGCCAATCGTGTCTCTAGTGTCAACTAGAGACGGCACATGTCCAGATGGGTATATCCAGGTTGAGAGTGTCGTTGTAAATGGTGCTCTACAGGCCCGCATCCGCGAGCTTGAGGAGGCGCTGCGAGAAATCAGCCAATGCACTGTCAAAACTGATTGCGGCATTGATCCCATGCGTGCAGCCGGTCTACGGCAAGCATTCGAGATTACTAGCGAGATTGCCGTAGCCGCCCTCGCCCCAAAGGAGCCGACCCGTTGAAGCGCTGGATGAAAATCCTAATCAAAGACCTCGGCACCCCTCTCCTTCTCGAACACGAAGAGTTTTCCAATGGCTATCCAGTTTATTCCGGCGTTTTTGTCTGTCCAATCTGTCTCACTCCCTGGGCGGCCCTGGAATGGCTGGGTCCAGATTTTCAGATCATCCGCGCTTCCTCGCGGGAAGTCCGGGGACTTTTGTGTTCTTCGTGTTTCCAAGAACACGGAACCCGCTTTCTCCACCCAGACATTTCGCCGGTCGCCGGCAGCATTCTCCACAACCCAACTCTCAATAACTGGGATCAAGCCTTACTCAACGAATTACCCGAAGTCTTAGTGCGGCGTGAATTTGAACTGACAATGAGCAGTCTATTAAAGGAGTTTACATGAATGAAACAGCCAGCAAAGAACCCCAATCCCTCCTCCCCGGTGTCAACGTGCTTATCGAAGGACCAACCGGAACAGGAAAAACCTACTCCCTGGGGACCATTGCAGACGCAGGAGTGGAATTGTTCCTTCTGTTCACAGAGAGTGGGCTGGAAACGACGCTTGGATACTGGACAGATCGAGGACTTGATATTCCCCCCAACGTGCACTGGCATGTGCTCGGCCGCGCTAAAGACTCATTTACGACAATGGCAGCCGCCGCCGACTCCATCAACAAGCTCGACTTAGCGTCGCTGAGCAAAATGCAGGACGTTAATCGGAGCAAGCATAATCAGTTCGTAGGACTGTTGAAGGTGCTGGCTGATTTTCCTGACGACCGAACAGGTCAGAAGTTCGGGGCAGTGGATTCGTGGGGACCGGATAGGTGTCTGGCACTCGACAGTTTGAGCGGCATCAATCCCATCGCGCTTTCTCTGGTGGTCGGCGGCAAGCCTGTGAAATCTCAATCCGACTGGGGGATTGCAATGGACCAGGTTGAGAAGCTCATCCGCACTCTAACCGACGGCTGCAAGTGTCACTTCATTCTCACCAGCCATGTAGAACGCGAAGTCGATCAGGTTCTCGGCGGAGTCAAGCTTACCGTCGCAACCCTGGGCGTTAAGCTCGCTCCCAAGATCCCACCGATGTTCAGCGACGTGATCCTGACCAGCCGCGAGGCAGACAAGTTCTTTTGGTCCACAGCGAACGGCCAAGCCGACCTCAAGGCCCGCAACCTCCCGCTTAAGGATCACATGCCCCCAGATTTCAAACCTATATTAACCAAATGGCTTAGCCGAGGAGGCGCATACACGAGCACAGTAAAAACTTAACCAAGACACAAGATACATGACTAACTTTCTTTTATCAATGGAATATCTCTTAAGGAAATCTAAAATGATCCACGAAGACGTTTCTGCTTTCGATCCCTCAGTCTATCTCGACTCCACGACCGAAGAGGCGCTGACTCGCCGCCCGCCACTCCCGGTGGGCGATTACGTCGGCACTGTCGGCGAGCCAAAGCCTCGGGCTTGGACCTCGAAGAAGGAAGACGCCAAGGTCAAGTCGGGTGTGTCGCTGGACATTCCCGTGACCATTGACTTGACTGCCTATCCCGACGTAATGGACTCGCTCGGCGGCTTGACCCAGGTCACCGTCCAGGCGTCTTTGTTCCTCGACATGAAAGATCCGAAGACCATTGACTGGGGCATCGGCAAGAATGGCGGCCTGCGGCGGTGGCGTGAAGCGCTGGAAATGAACGTCGCAGGGCAGCCCTTTTCGATTCGTCAGATGACCGGCCGCCAGATTCGCGTGCGCATCAAGCACCGGATTTATGAGGGCGAGCAGTTCGACGAAATCGACACCGTGGCCAAGGTCTAAAAATCTCCCTGGAGCATTAGGGCGGGACTGCCAACCGCCCTCTTTTTTGGAGCAAAGATATGCGGTTAGTAAAACTCAAAGACATTACTGTCAAGCCCAATCGCCAACGAAGGGAAATCAATGCGGATGCTTTGATGGAGTTAAAGACCTCGATCGCGGCGGTAGGATTGCTTCACCCGATCGTGGTGAACGAGGTTGAAGGTCAGCTCGTGCTGCTCGCCGGCGAGCGGCGGGTCAAAGCCATCGAGGCTCTCTGGGCCATGGGCCAGAGCCTTTCGTATGCCGGCGACCAGATCCCCGAGGGCTTCATCCCCGCCACCAGGCTTAATGACCTCGAGCCCTTAGAAGCGATGGAAGTCGAACTCGAAGAAAACATCCGCCGGGTCGACATTACCTGGCAAGAACAAGCCGAAGCCACTGCCCAGCTCATAACCCTGCGCAAGCTTCAGGCCGAGAAATCCGGGACCAAGATTCCCGAAACCTTCGAACTGGCAACCTCGGTTTATCCTGAAATGACCAAAGGCGCCGCGATGGAGACAGTCAGGCAAGAAGTAATCCTTGCCAAGCATCTAAAGGATCCCGAGGTAGCTGCGGCAAAAACCAAGATCGAAGGTCTCAAGATCATCAAGCGCAAGGAACAGCAGGCCCGTGATGCCGCCCTTGGGATTGAAGTAGGCAAAACCTTCTCGGCGGCTGACCATAACCTGCTCAAGGGCGACTGCATCTCAATCATGAAGTCTATGCTACCCCAATCCTTCGATGTAATCCTAACCGATCCTCCTTACGGGATCAACGCTCAGAACTTTGGTGACTCAGGAGGTAAAGCCGATGCCGCAGGCCACAGCTACGATGACAGTCTTTGTAATTGGCGCGATCTTATCGCTGACTTTGCTCCTCTTAGCTATCTACTTACAAAGCCTCAAGCTCATCTCTACTGCTTTTGCGATGTGGATAACTTTGTTGAACTTCGTGACGCTATTTCTGACGCTGGATGGAATTGTTTCCGCACTCCACTGATCTGGCACAACCCATCGTCCCAGCGCGCCCCCTGGCCTCAGACCGGCCCACATCGTCGTTACCAGATGTGTCTCTACGCCATCAAAGGCCTTCGTCCGATCCTCAAATCCTCTTCCGACTTGGTGACATATGCAAGTGATGAAAACCTTAACTGGGCTGCTCAGAAACCAGTCGACTTGTATGCTGATTTTCTTAGTCGTTCTTGCCGGGCTGGGGATTCAGTACTTGATCCTTTCGCTGGGAGTGGAACTATATTTCCTGCTGCACACGGATTGAAGGTCAAAGCCACAGGGATCGAAATCAATGATGTGGCTTATGGGATTGCAGTGAAGCGTTTGAGTGAGCTAAAGTAAATGGACTGCCGCCCTGAAGGTCCCATCCCTGCAAAAATCATGATCGTGGGTGAAGCCCCTGGCTACGACGAAGAACGAATCGGCAGACCATTTCAGGGCGTCTCTGGCCAAGAACTCAGCCGAATGCTCGGGGAAGCCGGCATCTCTCGTTCCGAATGCTTTATCACGAATGTCTGTTTCCAGCGTCCTCCCTCAAACGACATAAATCACTTTATCGCGAGGTCCAAAAAAGATGTCACACCAGCCCACTCCAGATTCCGGGATCGTTGGGTACTCCCTCCTGTCATCCGAGGAGTTGAACGCTTATGTAACGAGCTTACCTCAGTCAACCCTAGCATCATTATTGCTCTGGGTAATACCCCGCTGTGGGCACTTACGGGCTATAGCGGAATTACGAAGTGGCGAGGATCAATGCTCCATACGTCTGGAGACGTGGGATCAGGATTCAGGGTGGTGCCAACTATCCATCCCGCCGCCGTGCTCAGAGAATGGTCCTGGCGAAAAACAGTCATCCACGACCTCCGTCGAGCAGGACAGTATCGTAACGGAAAGCCTTTCCCGAAACCCGAGTGGAAGTTTCTTGTCCGACCAGACTTTGGAACAGCTCTACGCTGCTTGGATGAACTCTATGGAAAGGTATTGCGAAATCCCTCTCGTTTATCTTTCGACCTCGAAACCCGAGGAGGCCACATCGCCTGCGCCGGTCTCTCCTGGTCTCTTACAGAAGCTATCTGCATTCCTTTCATCTATTCAGGCTTTCGTGATTACTGGTCGGCCGACCAAGAAGCCGAAATAGTATGGATGCTCCAGAAACTGCTGACGCATCCGAATGCCGAAGTTGTGGGACAAAATATCTTATACGACGCCCAGTACACCTATCGCCACTGGCATTTTGTTCCAAATGTGGTTCAGGACTGCATGATCTCTCAGCACTCGATCTTCTCAGATCAACCGAAGAGCCTGGCTTTCCAGGCTTCCATGTATTGTCAATACTACGTTTACTGGAAGGATGAAGGAAAGAACTGGAGCGAGAAAGAACACGGAGAAAATGAGTTATGGAATTACAACTGCTTAGATTGCGTGTACACCGATGAAGTCGGCCGAACTGAACTCTCTCTTGTTAAAACTCTTGGCCTCGAAACAGTCCACTCATTCCAACAATCCATGTTCTGGCCCGTTCTGCGTGCCATGCAGACTGGAGTTAGAATCGACCTACAGCGAAGGGCTGAGCTTACAGCTGAAGTCCGGGGGGAGATTTTACGCCGTGAAAAGTTCCTTCTGGACGTTCTCGGACACCCACTTAACCCTGGGTCCCCCAAGCAAATGCACACTCTGTTCTATAAGGACCTCAATCAACCCCCAGTGATGACCAGGGCAAAGAAAGGAGTCCCTGGCCGGCCGACTCTCAACGACGACGCACTTCAAACTATTGTGAAGCGCGAACCTCTCCTGCGCCCAATCGTCAACGCAATCTCAGATATCCGAACCCTCAATATCTTTCTCTCCCACTTTCTCGAAGCCCCCCTCGACGAAGACGATCGAATGCGGTGTGCTTACAACATCGGAGGATCAGCCAGTGGAAAGTCAGCCCCCAAAACTTATCGGCTCTCATCGAGTGAAAATGCCTTTGGATCTGGTACCAACTTACAAAACATACCTTCGCTTAAGAGTAAATCGCTGGGCAAAGCAGCTTCTAGAGGAACTACCGCCGGGCTTGGAGATCCATATAAATATCCAAATCTGCGATCCATGTTTATCCCAGATCCAGGATTCACCTTCTTTGACGGAGACTTGGACCGAGCGGATTTACAGGTAGTTGTCTGGGAAGCCGACGACCCGATGCTCAAAGCCGCCTTGAGAATGGGGGTTGATATCCATCTTTTGAATGTCTATTCCCTCGACGCTAAGGACCCGCCCCCTCTCGACGAGCTGGTAGAAACCCATCCCAAGTACCAGGACCATCGTGGTCCTAGGAGTGCTAAACGTGAATTTGCAAAAACCTTTATACATGGAACGAATTACGGCGGCCAGCCAAGAACTATGGCAGCTAATACTGGTCGAACTGTCCGAGAGGTTGAACGCGCCCAAAACTTATGGTTTGGTGCGCATCCAGGTATCAAGCGATGGCATGATCGAGTTAAAGCTCAAGTCCTATCCAAGCGATACGTGGAAAATAAATTTGGATACAGGTGGTATATTTTCGATCGCCTTGACTCCATCATCCCCGAAGCCATCGCCTGGGGACCTCAGTCCACCGTCTCCATCGTCATCAACAGGATTTGGCGACGGATTTATTCTGACCTGCCCCAGGTGCAAGTTCTCCTCCAAGTCCATGATTCACTGGCGGGCCAGTACCCTAATCACATGCCCGAGCTGCGGGGAGGTATTGAACGAGCCGCCGGAAGTATTGTCGTCCCGTACGAAGATCCTCTGACCATTCCTTTCAGTGTAAAGACTTCTGAAATTTCGTGGGGAGATTGTCATTAACGGAGTTACAAAGAGTGAGAAATTACGATGACTGGCTCTCGGCATATATCCAATACGCAGGATTTTCAGAAGCTCCTAAACGAATGCACTTCTGGTCCGGAGTGGCTGCCATCGCTGGTGCGCTACGACGCAGAGTCTGGTTATCTATGGGTTATTACAGATGGTGCGTCAATCATTACATTATCTTTGTCGCTCCTCCTGGCATCGTCTCGAAGTCAACTACAGTCGCTATTGCAATGGATATCCTGCGCAAGGTGCCTGGAATTGTCTTTGGGCCGGATATCGTTACATGGCCTGCCCTTGTTTCTGCTTTTGCAGCTGCCCGAGAATCCTTCTCAATCGGAGAAGACTGGTACACCCAATGCGCACTTACATTAGAGAGTTCTGAGTTCGGGAACCTGGTAAATCCTACAGATCGAGAAATGATTGATCTGTTGGTTACGCTTTGGGATTCCAAGCAAGGAGGGTTCTCGAAGGTTACGAAGAACTCAGGGAGCGACGCGATCGAGAATCCTTGGATCAATCTGATCGCCTGCACGACTCCGAGCTGGATCGCTGGAAACTTCCCCGAATACGTGATCGGAGGGGGGTTTACGTCCAGGTGTCTGTTCGTCTATACTGATCAAAAGGAAAAGCTCGTCGCTTATCCCATCTATCACATCCCCAAGGGAATGACCGACGTACAGACCAAGCTCGCTCAGGACCTCGAACACATCGCGAACACGCTGGCCGGGCCTTACCAGCTATCCGAATCTGCCCGGATCTGGGGTGAGGAATGGTATCAGCACCACTATGCCTCGCCGCCGCCGCTTCTCCAGGACGAGCGTTTCTCAGGCTACCTAGCTCGCAAGCAAACCCATCTTCACAAGCTCGCAATGGTCATTGCTGCCTCGTCCCGCGACGAAATGATTTTGCTCCCTGAGGATCTCCAGCTCGCCAACACCATGATCACTGACCTCGAGCAAGACATGCCCAAGGTCTTTGCGCGAATCGGCCGCACCGAGGAATCAATCCAAGCCGATCGCTTTATCGAATTCGTAAACAAGAATTCCCCGGTGGATTACAGAACTGCCTACGCTTACGTCCACACAGCGTTTCCATTTGTAAAGGATTTTGAAAGCATTGTCCTCGGGGCAGTCCGTGCAGGGCTGATTCAATTCGACGCTGCGAAGGGGATTTTAATGGCGAAGAAGAAGGAATAATGTGTTCACAATATGCGGTCAATTCATGAACACATTATCCTCATCTGTAATCCTAAACCCCGCCACCTGACAAACAGTCAACAGTGTATTCGGCGTGATCTGATGCGCCGGCACCCAGAGTGGAAAGGGAATGATCTTCGCGTGCTGGAGTGCGTTGATCGCCAGGGCAGAGCAAATCCACATTCCATTAACTGTTTCGTTTTTCCCTGTAATGAATTCCCAGATCGCAATCTTCGCATAAGGCTCTCCGATGCGATTGAGCAAACTGGTTTCCCATTTCACATAAGTATGCTCGTCGACTTCGAGCGTGGCTCTCATTCGCTTCGACCATTTCTCAGACCTGGGATTCCTCACCCGAACTCCCGGCGGCACGCCTGCAATCGTGTCCGCCCTGGAGTCCACGTACATCCCGCTCTGTAAGAGCGAGGCGGCATGACTCCAGCCGCCGTACCCGTTTCCGTACCAGGCGATAAGCTTAGAACTCCAATCCTTGCCTAGAAGGAAATCTATTCTGATCTTGGACATTCTACACCGCTGGAGCAATGACAGCGGCCGGCGGGGTGGTAGTCGGCGGAATGCTCGCGAGCTTCGCCGCCAGCTTCGCTTGCAACGCCCCAACAATCTGCTGGATCACTTGCAGCTCCAACTGCGGCGCCTCGGCAATCAAAGCCCCTGTGAGCTGAATCCAGTACCCTGGCTCCCCCGCCGGATTCTTCTCCACATTCGTCAGAAACGTCATGATCGCCGGCCCCGCCGCCAGCAACAAATCATTCTCCAACAGTCCAAGGATCTGCTGTCCAACATTCTGAGTAGTCATTTCAATTTCTCCTGTGATTGAGGGTCGGGAATCAACGCAGCGGTCTGCTTATCAACAACTTTCTGGGCAATCGAATCGGCATTACCCTGGCCGCGCCAGTACGTCAGCACCGCGATGGCGGCTAGATAATACTTCACATGCGACGGAGGGATCACGTCCTGAGTCAGCAGAACCGTAATCGTTCCTGTCACGCCGCCGAGAATCCTGGTTCCGTAATGGACCCAGATCCAAAGCAATAAGTTCAAAAATTTCATAGTGTCTCCAGGGGAAAGTTCGGATCGTTCGGAATTTTCAGTGCATCACTCACCAGAGCCAAAGGACTGATGTGCAACCAGTTGCAGAGTAGATTGAGATAATTCGCTGTGTTGTTTTCGTTCGGCGGCGCGTAGACTTCAGCGAGGTCTGTTAGATTCAGCCCCCTGGTTGCGAATAAATTCAACTGCCGCTCGAGGTCTTGCCAGCCGGCGGCGGGGCTGTTCATAATCCCAATATCATCTGGCCCCTCTCCCTCATGACTCGCTTGCGGCGAATGTCTCAAATCCCCAGGATTATTTTTCACCGTCGGAACCGCCCCTGGAATCCCAAACCCTTCCATCCGGGCAATGCACTGGGCTAGCTTACTCATTCTTAGCCCTCCCGTTCTTTCGCTTGGCCCAAATCACTGACAATGAAAACACAGACGTTACCAGCGCCAGCAACAACACCGCCATCTGGAGGAACTTATTTATCAGATCCACGTTCGACACAATCCAGGCTCCCCAAGTGAGAAGCGAAACGTTGAAGGTTGTTTGAGCATCTTTCATTTCATTCCTTGGTTAGTAGTAGTAGACCACCGCAGAGCCACAGTCTTTAGTAACCGCGGAGTAGTTGAGAGTCAAAGGATCAGAACCTACGTTGTTAAAGGTAACAGTGAAAATCGTCCCTGTTACTCCGCCCATTACTCCAGAGTTGTTCGTAACACTGATTGTATAACGTCCAGCTCCAAGGGGAGAAATCCCAGTCGAGCATACAGTGCTAATCGTACACCCAGGCAGAAGGGTGGAATTGTTAAAAATGTTCGTGGAAGTCGGCGCACCAGCTCCGCCGCCGGAGATAGTCACCCGTAGATAATCCGTTCCAACATCCGAAGTTGCGGCGTCACTAATCGCAAGAATCAGCTCAACAGTCCCTGTATAATAAGGTTGGAGCTTATAAATAACCTGTGATCCACTTGCTGCCACTGTAAACACGGAGGCCGCACTATGCGCTGCGTGAGTAATCCCTCCTTTTCCCCAGAACGAATTGTAGAAACCATCAACCCAGATCTTAGCTCCTGTTCCGGCGGCCGCGCTGATCGGCGCTACAGTCGGGCCGATTGTGAGAGCCGTGTTTCCGTTTTCACAGTACCCCTGTTCCAGATACAACCCTACTTCGTTGAAGATAAAATTCGTTGTATTGATACAGCACCACGAACCATAAGGTTCATAATTCGGATCTCCATTCCAGCCGGTGGAACATTTATAATTCTTAATCCCCCAAGAGTCCACGCCTCCGGAATACGCTGGAGTATTCGGAACAGCACCGCCAAACATAATTCCAGTCCCGTTGGCTTGTCGCACCGAAGGGGACTGAAGAACCAGGTTGATAAAGTCGGTTTCGTTTCCGAAGGAACTGTTCGGCGGCGGCGAAGCATCGTACTGAGGAGACACATAAATACAGTGCCGTCCCGCCGGCCCAATGTAAAGACCTTCGTTGTGAGATTGCTGGAAGTAAGAATAGTATTTCGGAGTCATTGATAAGCAGTCTTGTCCAGACTGCTGCAGCCAAACATTCCTGAGAATCGTGTTCTGAAACCCAGAATAGACCAGCAAGTCCCTCCCGCTATAACACGCGTCTAGAAACAGATCTTCCAGCCCACCATACGACGGAGTTCCGCCAGTCGAGGTATTCCCTACTCCGCCAAAGTCAATGCAGTCCGTACTGCTGTTCGGCATTGCAAACACAATCGAAGCGATTCCATTAACCCCTTTCCACCGGCGTGCCGACGTTCCCGAAGCTCCTGCGATCGTAACCGGACTCGTCAGACTCCCCATCATATAGATGTTTTCGCCCAGGAAACTCAGTTGATCCGCTCCTTTCTGATAAACTGTTCCAGTGAGTTTCTGTGACAACTGTCCAACCATTGCGTTCGCCGCCAAGATCGCCGCCGTGTCATCTGTCCCGTAGTAATACATAACTGTGGTCGAGGTAGCCATCGACGTTCCAGTCGTTATGCTCTGGCTAGTGGTTAGCTGGTAAGTCCCTGCGCCTCCTGTAGTCCCGCTAAGCTGGTAGGCAATGCTCCCTGTCCCGCCGGTGGTAATCGGCTGTCCTGCGTAAATAGTTCCCACAACAGCCGGACTAGCAGCCACCGTGAGAGTATACCCTGTTGCCCCCGCAGTAAACGTAGCCCCTGAAGCCCAGGAAGGTGCTATATTCAGCGTCACAGACGTAGGCGAATTATAACTCGCAATCGTTCCGACAAACGTAGGGAGCTGAGAATTTCCAGGCGGAGTAATGACTATGGTCTTTCCAACATCAGCCGCTGTAAACGAAGCATTCGTATCCGTGAACACAGCGGAAGTGGTAGAAGTAACCCCACTTGTTCCAACGATCGTATTTCCAACTGCCCCGAACCATTCAGGATAATACGCTGGAGCTTTGATCTTTCCTGCAATCGCAGATCCTGAACTCGAGCAGTTGAAGATCTGCCACGGACCTGCACTAATCGGAGCGTTGATCGTGATTGTAACCCCGGCGGCGGGCTTGAGAATTGCATTATAATCAAAGAAAAGAGGAACACTAATCGTAAGATTACTCGCAACCGCATATACTCCAGGAGGAATATAAAGCGCTGCTCCTACGCTATTAGCAGTCGTGAAAGCATTCGTGTTATCCGAAGATCCGTTCCCGCTCGACCCAGGAACTCGGCGGAAATCACTTCCTCGCCAGGGAGAATACTGCGTGCTCTGTGGCATTTCTGCCGCTATGGTTTCAGGCACAGTTCTTGCATTCCCTAGCTGGGCGCCTACGGTCGCCGTAACCTGCCAGTTCGTTCCATTAAAAATCAGAATCGCCGGCCCGACATTCGACAGCTCGCCGCCTGTTAGTGCAGTTCCAATCTGATTGATAACTCCATAACCATTGACAGTCGAGGCTCCGACGTTCGTGGAGTTCGGGACGAATTGAAGTGCGGTTCCTTCGGTCGGCGGCGAAGGAAGATTCTCAGCCGTAACCACGTAAGTATTAGGCCCTGTTCCTGAATCCGTTCCGTAGTAAAGATAATTCTCCCCGGTAGCGGCCACGATTCCCAGTGCTTCCTGCGCCTCCAATACAGTCGTTGCTCCTTGGAGAACATTATTAACTGTCTCATCCAAGCCATTTAGAAATGCCGCACTAACCGCCGGCCCGACACCATCGACAAAGTTTTTAGGATTAAACGTCATCAGTAAGTTCCTATATTTGTATAACAGCTGGTGATGCCATTCGGACTGGTTCCCAAGGCTGGATACCAACTCGCGTTGATTCCGTCGTAAGTAACCTGCCGAATCTCACCATCGCCAAAAGTGGTTTTGTACGTCCCGATTAAAAAGAGGATCGGTTCACTCAGCGTCCCTGAGGTCAAGCTGTCGACCGCGGCAGTAAACTCCATTCCGAAGAGTCCCCATACTGGTTGAACCGCCGTGCGTCCAGGGATCATACACCCAGGAACAGCCCACCCCGGAATCGCACTACACCCGTTGTAAGTGCAAACTGTCAGGTTAATATCCTCATCCGGCTGAACCCAAGCCGGAGTCTGAACATCTTGAACCCCGCGAACAAAATCTTGAGGCTGCCTCGGCTCGTTACAGTCCGGGCACCGCCATTTCCCCTGCCAGTTTCTGACCAGCTGTGACGCCTTGAACTTCGCCCCGCACATCGAGCACCGGGCGTTCCAGTCGCCTTTCTCAAAGTAATCCGCTTTACCCATAATTCATACCTTCAGCATACCCGTGCTTATGAAGTTCAGGGAGCTGGGTCTCAAGTCGCTTTCCAATATCTGTTCTGAAGAGGACATTGGAAGGCCACTTGATGGACCAGGCTAGGTCGTAGGCTTTATCAGCGGCCGCCAGCACCGTAGAACCCGAACCCGTAACAACCAGGGGATACGTTCCTGCTGTCAAGAACATCGGCGGCCGCGAGAGCTTCGAATCCCAAAGATAACCCTTTCCCCATTTCACTTGCTGCATATGCAGGTGTTCCATCTTATCATCTTCCACTCCATAGATCGGAAAATCCGCCCACTTCTCTGGCGGATCATTCTCATGCGGAAAGTCCCCATGAGCCATAATCAACCCCAGGGCAATCTTCTTACTCACCTCCAGCGTATCCTTTCCGTAAATCAAATCCTTCATCCAGGTCACCGGACACCCTTTAATCACTTCCTGCCGAATGTTGAAATCCGGCCAGCCTAGTCTCATTGTAAGCTCCATCGGCCAGGCTCGACCCTTTTTATCAATCATGCAGTTTATCGAACAGTCCCCTACATAGTTGATAGAATGGAGATAATCCGTAATAGGATCAAGTAACAGATCAAATAACTTAGAAGAAGTAACATGACGAATAACAGTTCCCATTTCACCAGTATTCGCTCCTAAGTCATCATTGCAGAACTTCTTATGCTCGAAAGATTCTTCCAGCGCTCTCGACCATCCCCCTGGACCAAACCACCCAGCTATCCCCATTTCAATCCCTTCGATCTTTTCTTGCATCATCAGTTGACCCTTAAACAACCCCTCGCGCTTCCATTTCTCCAGGGTAAAAATTCCATCATCCGGGGCGCTGGAAACATAAGTCAGCGCACAGTCTTCGGTCCCTCCCCAGGGTTTCATCGCATACGCTTTCCCCGTTTCTTTGATGAGCGCAATTCCTTCCTCAGGCGAAGATACAACCGTATAAGGGATTGTCTTGATCCCGTATTTTTGAAGAGTCTCTTGACCCTTACCTCGATCGAGTTCAAGTTCCGCACCCTTGATATTCGCGCCGAAGATCGGATAGCCCGCACCAAAGTACTCAGCCAGTGACGAGGCATAACGATTATTCCCTGTGAGGACGATCAAATCCGCCCAGTCCATTGAGGGTTCCCATTCCTTCGGCTTTTCTAAAAGTCCATCCGCATAAGGCCTCGGGTTCCCGGCTCTCGTCGGCATCCAGTACCGGACCTCGTGATCACAGTCCTTAGCTCGCAGTCCAAGATTCACTCCTGTCCCGCCGCCTTCAATATCCATGATCAGGACTTTCATTCCTGTCCATCCTGCGAGCGTTCCCATTTCTGCTGATCCCGCTTACTCAGGTGCGGCAGGTACTTTTCCCTTTCCTCGGGTTTCATTTCACCCAGCATCTTTTTCTTCTGCTCCCAGGGAAGCTTTTGGAACATAAAGATCGAAGGGTCGAAGTTAATCTCTTTGGGCGAGTTGAACTGCTTTTCCAGCCGCCGCACATCTTTCTGGTCCAGGTCAAATTCTTTAGCCGCCTTTTCCATTTTGTCTGAATACGAAGGGTCATTGGATTCGTAGGACTGTTTAAGGTCCTTGACAGTTTTTGCCAGCTGAACCGAAGTGTAAGACTTCTCCGCCGGCCGTACAAAGGTATTGTAGGCTGTGTTGATCTTTCCTTCAGTCTCTGTTCGATCAATATACTTTCCCGCCGGCGTAAAGCCCAGGACCGAGAGAGCCTTGAGCCTAACCGGCTGGTCTGTAGCGCGTTCAATCGCTTCAATACTAATCGGCTCAACCTCAGAGAAAACCGACGCCAGAGTCTGTTCGAGTTGTTTATAAGCCGGGGAATTTGAATCCCTGATCTCTTGGCCTAGGCTGTTTACTCCAGTCAGTGCCGCCTTCGCCATGCTCATGATTCCTGCGCCTTTGTTCAACACAAAGTCCGAAACCCCGGCAACAGTTCCTTGCTGCTCCATATGCTTGTGAAGGCCTTCGAATTCCCTGGTATACCACATGGTGTTCAGGCGAACGGGCTTGCCGTACTCATCGACTTCGCCAGATTCAGGGTGAGTGTAGTCGATGAGGGATTGGGGCTGTTTGCCTGTGAACATATAGTGCATCACTGCGCCGAGCAGCAGCGCACTCCCAATATAATACATCGCAAAGATCGGGCGGTCGGCTGTCCCGGCGGCAATCTTTTGTTTCATTGTGCCGTCTTGAGTCAGCAATTTCGTCGCGTCTATCGCGCCGCCGACGTACTGATCCAACATACCAAGGTTCCAGCCCAAGGACAAATTCGTTGCAACACCTATGTCCTTGGCAGTCTTATGCATAAACATCGTGTTGTAGTTCATCTCGCCGTAGCGAGCTTCAACCTTTCTAGAAATCCCTCGAAAAGCAACCTGGCGCTGAACCGTCGTCCAGTCAGGATTCAGTTCCCTCGCTACCTTCACATCTTTCAGATACGAGGCAATCTTCAACGAAGGAATCCAAGTGTGATAAAGATACCCAGTCATTCCAGTCAACGCCGCGAAGGGAGCGTGGAACGCTGCCTCGCTAATCGCCCCCTTATGCCAGGCATCGACCATCTTGCGCCAGTCGTTGGCTGTTTCCTGCATCGGCCTGGTGGGGATTAAGCCGCCTTCAGTTAAATCCTTGAGTGCAAATTTCTCCGCGCCACTGAGAGACTCCACATCACGGAGGCCCTGGAAAACTCTCAGTAGCGGCATCCCGAGTCTCTGGTTGCTGCCGATAAATGGCGCTGACTTCATCAGTCCCGTAGTATACGGAACCGATGAAGCTATCGTCATCATAAAGTTCCCAACCGTTTCGATCGAGGGCTTGCCCAGCATCAATTTGGACCCCCGAGTCATTTCTGCCGCCGCGTCAATGTGCATAACGTGCATAGGGTGGAAGGCACTCAGCGCCAGCTTCAACGGAACAATCCGATTCTTAACCCCCATGTAACCTTTGAAAGTCTTGCTTACTCCTTGTCTCAGCGCCGAACCGCTCTCGTCCCAGAGTCCCTTGGAATCTAAGGCATTCTTCATCAAAGGATAAGCTTCCTCGGCAACCCAGTACCGTTCTCCTGTAGGCGTCCGCCAGCTTTCAGAATGATACTCTGGCGACGGGGGGCGGTCGGCCCCCTTTTTGGCCTTAATTGCGACTCCCTTAGATTCAAGATCAGCCAACAACTCAGTCCGATAACGAGCAATATCCGAGGCTTGCTGGCGAGCAAGCATGATATCTTCTGGGTTGGTGAACTTCGGACTGAAGTGGCCTTGTTCCATTGCTTCTTTATAAAGATCAAACCCGCGCTTGTGTATAAAGCTCGGATCAGCCCACTTGTTCCCGTAGCGCTGAGTGAGCCACCGCCGAACGCCTTCAGGGTCTTTAAACAAGTGAGGCATGTAATGGTCAACCAGTTCATACTTGAATCCAGTAAGCATGTCTTGCTTGTAGATTTCATTAGCCCAGACCTTGTACGCGCGGCGGGCGGCTTCCCAGACTGGGTTGTCAAATCTAAGTCCCTTTTCAAAAGCGTGGATAAAATCCATCCCTGGCTTTTCGCCCATCTTGTTCCAGTACGTTCGGCGCTCTTGGACCTTAGGACTGTTCCAGAACAACAATTCTTTATGGTACTGTTTGAAAAAATTCTGTGCAATCGCAGACCCAGCGATCCGGGCCAGAGGTCCCTTGGCTTCAGGGTTGAAGGTTTCAATCACCCCTTCGTACAGCCGCCCGAGTTTGGCCTTGGAGATTTCCACCCCAGGGATTTTGTTAACCAGCGCACTGGTGAAATCGAAGGCGGCGGCGATCTGGCGGCGGGTGACAGGGATACCCATGTTGAAATAAAGGATATCGTCACCAGTAGGCGCATCCTTACCAACAAGGTGTTGCCTGAAACCTTTTTCCATCGAATCGGCTAAGTATTTACTTGTATACTTTGGAGTCGATCCCCCCTGCTGATCCATCAATTTTTCAGTAACATGTAAAACCTTTCTGAAAAACTGAGCATCTCTCGTATCCTTTAGACCCAAAAGCCTAGCGATCACTTTTGCTACCCGATCAAAAAGCGATGCCGGAGCAGGTAAACTTTTCTTAAAATCTGGGAAAGAATGAGCTAAGAATTCCTGGAAAAAAGGATTACTAACAGCTTCAGCTGCAAATTCCCTTACGTTTCTAAGTCCATAATGAGACACTCCTAAAGCCTTTGCTCTAGCCACGGCCTCATTGTAAAGCTGCATTATCTCTTTAGCAAAAGGCCCGGTAGGATTGTACACCAGTTCTCTTACTGTAACAGCATGAACAGCTTCGTGAATAAAGGTTTTAGTTAAAAGATACTTATCTTTGTAATCAAGCGTCCTTTGCTTCGGCAGCCGCATTTGTATTACTGAGCTTTGAACGCGGTTATACGTGGTATGCATACCATCAGCATTCCTAACATCCCCTGTCAAAGGATCTTTTACTTCATCCACCCACACGACAGGAATATCGCCAATGTTCTCGTGGATTTTCGTAAGCACTCTTTTCATCAATCCGTTTTTATCGCGATCCGCAGCTTTGATCATGTGCTCAAGCATGCCCTTAGCAGTCATGAACTTTTTGTTATCATGAGCCTCCCACATCTTATCCCACAGAGGGGAGTTGCGTAAGCTGTCAGAAAGCTGTGCTATAGGCTGCCTCCAAAAAACTTCATGATCCATAAGCTTGTTTGGAGAAGAAACATGACCATCCCCAGGTTCAACCTTATCCCAGCCTTTGGACTCGCTGCTTTCAGGAGGCTTCCCAGCCATTTCATTCAGTGCCTCTGTCACATCCTTCGCCGCCGTGCGGATGCTTGCGCCAGCGGCTTCGGGAGTAATCAGATTCACCCCACTACCAGCAGGCCCGTCGGAAGGCCCGCTTTTAACAGTACTCGGCTTAGGATTTTTAACAGGTTGCTGGCCTGGGAACAATGTACTGTCAGGTATTTTGGATTCAGCCGGCGGCGGCATAGGCCCGACTTTTTTCTTAATCGCTTTCCTGGGATCTCCTTTTTCATTCAACGGTACACCAAGTGTTCCGCGTTCCACAGGCTTTTGATAAATAGGTACTTCACGCCCCAGAGCATCCCTAGGAACATTATCACCAGTAGAACGAATCCCTTTCCGCCGCTGGACTTTGGTCGTAGCTTCCTGTCCAAGTGATACGCCAAGCGTTCCACGTTCTTCAGGCTTTTCCAGCCCTAGTTCTGAATATCCCGACGGTGCGCCTTTTACCTTAGATTTTCCCGGCGAAGCTTTTCCAGCTCCCACCGCTAGTCCTTGTTCTTCCAGTGTAGGCTCGGGGGCAGCAGGTCTCTCATGCGCAATCGTAGAGTAACCTGATGGTGCAGACTTCCCTGAACTTCCGCCTTTGGTCTTCGAAGGCTTTCCGCCAATCACCAACCCAGTATTCTTTTCATCCTCCAGATAAGCCTTTCCCTTGATAATGTTTTCAACATTACCTGCGAGTTCGTTAAGCTCCTGGTCTGCCTGCGCCCTGCCGATTTCATCGAGGGCGGCGGCTCCTTTGTCCTGGATTTTTTCAATCTTCGCTTTCAGCCACTTCGCAGTTTTTGGATCAACCTGACTGACGTAATCAGCCAATCTGTGAGCAGCGTCAGAATCCTTCGCGGCCAGCTCATCGAACGCAGTTTGGGCTTTGGCTTTGACCACAGCGATTTTGTTTTCGGCCGCCGCCTTCCGAGTCTCGGCGGCCATCCTCTGAGTTTTAGCCAGAGCCGTTTCAGCCCCCTCACCACCAATCAGAAACTGCGGAGCTAAGGTTACCAGATCCTTAACTGCTTCACGCCCCGAACCTGGCTCTACATATTTATCAATCATCATTCTGACAGGCTTGGCAAAACTCTGATCAAGGAGGGTCGTTACAGGCGAAAGCACATAAGCAATAGCGCCTAGGCTCATTTCAGCTATCCCGCCAAAACCTTCCACAGGGGCCAGAAGCCCTTGAGCGTGCTCGAAGAACCCGTACCCTTCCTTCATTTGCTTTTGCGCGTCTGCCTGCATTTCAATCTGTTTCTGAAGATACTCACCAGACGCTCCATCAGACGAAGCACTCTGGCCCAGAAAATCTTCCAGCCAAGCCAGCGCTCTGTTGAGGGCAGGCTTTCCTTCCTTAGCCGAACTAGAATAAGCACTAGACAAAGAGCTAGTGTTCATTCTAGGCAGGCCCTTGGGTTCAGGCGGAACCGGGGGTTTCAATGGCGCATTGCCCAGCGCAACAACATCACCCAAGCTCGTACCCTTGGCTTTGGGCTTAGGCTGAGGATCTTGTACCTGTTGGTCAGGTACTGGAGCGTCAGTCAGTTCAGCTAACGAAGTGCTCATTTAGGTTCCAGTTCATCAGCAGCATAAAACGTTTGAGTCTCAGCATCCCACATCTTAGGCACATAGCGAACATTGCCGTCAGAATCTTTGTCTGGAATATTATACCACTGTTCGTCTTTGTACGCCGCCGGGTCAGGGTTGACAGCAGAAACTCTGGACGAGAACATATTGCTTGGATTTTCCTTGACCATGACTGTTGGTAATGATAAAGGATTCGTCGGCAACGAGCCTGCCGCCGGGCGGCTCTCTCGTGGACTGGGGATTTTTCCAGCTCGCTGGGCAGCATTAACAGCCTGGTAAACAGCCTGAGCTTTTGTAAATCCTTGCCGCATACGCTCCTGAATGTCAGGGACAACAGATAAAGTCTGGTCCATCGCATCAGTTATTGAAGTCACGTCACCTGACATTTCTACCAGATGCCTGGCAGCGTCGGTTTGAAGTTCTTTGTCGGTCGGCGGCTTGCCTCCGTTCTTTTTCAGAATAGTCGTGAGCTGATCAACCCTATCCTTTTGGGCTGCATACAACGCAGCCTGTTGCTTTCGCATTTCCGCATCAGCGTATTCATTCGCCGCCCTCGCTCTGTCATAGGTTTCTTCAGCATCGGTTCGCTTTTTGATAGTAGATTCGCGGAGGGCCTTGACCAGTTCAGGGGAATAAGGCTCATGTGCCACTGCGCTTTCTTTACCCGTCTGCATCTTGATGAATGCGTTGGCTTGCTTCCAGGTGTCCTTGTCCTTTACGTTTGCTAGGATTGAATCTGCAAATTCTGTTTTCTGGAGTGTATCTATCAACTGCTCATGAGCAGCTTGTGCTTGTTGATAAGCAATCGTCGCGGCATGAGAGAAATCAGTGGCAGCTTCCTCAGGCAACCCACTCGCGGCGGCGGCGGTGCCCATGTTCAACAGCGAATTCATCGCATTAGTCAATGGATCTTTGCCTTCAGGAACCTTCATCCCTGCGAGCATCTTGGCCATCTGATCCCGCTTTTGGTAATCCGCAGTAGCGATTTTAAGTGCGAGCTTTTCCTGCTCGAGCTTGATCGGCATTTCCTGAAGCTTGAGTTGGTCTTCTTGAAGCTTGACTTTAGTGTCCTGCTGCAAGAGCTGGTTCATTTGAAACTGTTGGCCGGCGAGGGCGCCTTCGATGAAGTCGGCCATTACTGCGACTGTCCGAGGTTAGGAGTTAATGAAGGATTATAGGTCGGCTGACCTACTTGATTCAATGCTTGATCGGTCCAGGCGGCGGTCACGGAAGGATCATACTGTGCTCCACCACCAAGAACCCCACTGGTCCCGAAGAACGCAGCCAGGCCGGCAAGGCTACTGAGATTTCCAACCCCAGCTTGAGTAGCCGCACTAGCTCCACCAAGAGCACTTGAAGGATTCACTCCAGTCCCAGACATGCCTGCGAGCAACTGTTCCTGGTTGAACAGCTGTTGCTGACCAAAGGACTGCCCGTAGGATTGCAGAGCCGCCGCCATGTTCCCGGAGCCTGCGTACCCGCCGGCGGCTTCCCCTCGCTCGACCGCCGAGGTTCCTTGCAGCGCAGCCTGAGTATAAACTGGGGATTGAAAGAAGCTCTGTGGATTGGTAATGAGCTGTTGAAGTTGTTGAAACGACCAATCCTGTTTACCTTGCTGATCCTGGGCCAAGCTAAGTTGAGCATTAGCATTCTTATTCTGTGAGATAGTCCCGAAGATCGAAGCTCCTGCACCAACCGTCAGCCCAATCCCTGTTGCAATCAGTCCGAAAGACATTAGAGCTTCTCCTCTAGTTTATGCAGAAGAGCATTGTTGATTCCATACGTCGCCCTGGAATCAAACACAACCAAATCCTCTTCGATTGCTGGAAGGTCTGTTTCAGAAGTTCGATGGACTGTAATGAAGACTGTGTCTTCAACCGTCACTCCTGCGCGTTTGTGCCCAGGTTCAACCAGAAGAACCATTCCTGATTTGATCAGTTGAATAGATCCTTCAACCGTGATCTGGGCGCTGCCCTTTGCACAGATGAAGTAATGAGGCTTCTTGTGCTGGCGGCCGACAAAGGCCGTGCCGGCAGGAATGCAACACTGGCGGAGGTACATACCTTCGAGCAGGAAACTCATGGTCGGCAGATCAATCCGAGGTAAAGGCATTATGACTTCAATCAGCCTCTCAATCCTTTCGTCCATGAGCTGTTCTACTGCGTTCATGTTGCTTGCGTACTCCCTGTGAGAAGACCATTGGTAAAAGTCATCGAGCCATTTGTGCCGCCGCCGGTGAGCTTGGCAGTGGTAATCGTGACACTCTGGGGTTGCTGGTTCGTCCCGACGGTCTTGGCGGCGGGATAGCCCTGGTTCAGAAGATTAAACAAATTCGTAAACAGTTGAATCCAGGGCGGGGTTAATTGCCCCTTTGACGTAACCACCGGCACCATTGAAGGAAGGTGAAACAAGCTCATAGAGTACCTATATCCATCTGGAGATCCACCGAATCCATTCTGAAAGCGGTGTTGGCGGCATGCCTGAAATGATAAGCTCTGTGATAAAAAGAACCCTCGTCGTTGAGCAAAGGTTCTTTCTGTCCCAAGTCAACCTGGCGGAAGTTCGTCCAGGTTGAGTAATCATTCTCTGAATAACGAATCCAAAGGCGAGAGCCGGCGGTCTGATCTGCGTTGAAACGCATTTGACTGAGATGCTTAATCCTGTGAACCCCGAAGTCCTGGTCAGGAGTATAGATATCAACAGGCGTAATCACTCCGTTATCATTTGGATAAACGTAGTCAGCATCGACGTAGTAAAGAGCCCCAGTCATAATTGACTGTCCTAAAAGGGGAGTCGTGCCGCTAGGGCCTGCTGTAATGCTCGTTAACGGAAAGAAGTTCCCGTTAGAATCGGTCCATTGATACCAGAGCTTTTGGCCTATATCATAGACTAGAGTGATGTTTTGAAAGGTATTCGTGACAGCGTAAAACTTGTGTCCAGCTCTTTCAAAGGCCATAGAAGTCCAGCCGTAACCTACTGGAGCACTGTTAGTTCCTGGACTACCAATCAGTAACCTATCAATCGCAGGAGTAGAGATTACTGTAAACTGGAGATTGTCCAGCATTCCAATCTGAAGGGCGGATTGCCTGTTCTGCGTAACGAAGTAAAGCACTCCATCCAGTTCTTGAAGAGTATCCGCACTCGCGCATCCGATGTTCAACAGCGCTCCAGGGACAGGAGCCAGGGAAGAACCCACCGTATTTCCAGCATCATAAAAGAACTGGGTAGAATAACTCTTGAACGCAATGATGTAAGTTAACTGATTCGCTATTGCCACCCCTTGGTCAGGATAAGCTCCAGCCAGAATAGTATCAACCACAGTCCATGAAGTCGGATCGTTCTCATTAACACTTTCCCAGATTGTTCCTGAAGAATCCATGACATAGATGTAACTGTCTAGATAACCAAACCCTCTAACGACGTTAGCTGGAAACCCACCAGTTATTGCTACAGGTATTCCATTAGTCTCCATGTAACAAGCATAAAGGCCTGCGCCAAATAACAGATAAGGTGTGGTTTGATTAGGAATACTTAGAAAGGCACAAGTGTTAGACTGTCCTGCGGCACCTAAAGAGATGCCGCCTGTGTAAACAAATCCTGGGCTACCAACGCTCTGAAAGTAAACACTACTTCCAATAATAGCTACAGTGTACAGCGAGTTGACGTTATAAGGCAGCCAGGGAAAGATCCCTCTACCTACACCAGAAGGAAGAGGAGCGCCAGGAGCATTGTCTGTCGCACTAAAGCCAAACCGCTTTTCAATCTGATAAGTCCCTTCCGCTTCGTCTTTCTCAGCGTAGCAATTAACCAGCCTCGCGTCCTGGAGAAAGTTGGTAGAACGATTCGAGGGCTGAGTGACGAGCGGCCAGCGCTTGGGCCGCTGCACAGATTCGGCCTGGCTGATACGAGGTTCCTGCGAACTCACCGAAATCTCCCAGTGTTTTGATACATCCTCTGATCGGGTTGAACCATTGTGTCAGCATCCTCAACGTCCCAATCCTCAAGGGCCGCCTTGTACTGGGCAGCCAGGGCCGAGCACTTGGCTTGAACTGCCATCGGCTGGCCTTGGGAAATCTGTTCCGCCAGCCCCCACTCGAGAAGCAGGGCCCATTCGATTGGGAAGTTCATCGAGTCGGTGAGGCCGAGGAAGTTGGTGACAGCAGTCTCCACCAAGAGCTGGACAGTTCCGTTCGTCGCTGTGAACTCGTCGGGCGGGTTCCACAGATAAACATTGAGCGTGTTCTGTTGCTTGTCGACGGCGTAGCTGTTGATCGAGCCAGGCTGGAGGACATTGGACAACATGCAGTACTCGTTTGGATAAGACATAGGGATCAAAGGGAACTGGGTTCCAGTGGTCTCCAGGTAATACCCGTAGATTACTCTGAGGGGCTTCTGCATCACAACCGTGCCCTGAGGGCCGAGGGTATAGAGTGCAGTCCCTACGTTAACCGAAGTCGGCGGAACAAGATTTAAAGTTATGTTCTGGATCAGCCATAACTTTAACCCCTGGGTCATGTAGAAATTGACTAGCTTGTTCAGCCGCCGCATGTTGACGGCCAGATCCTCGGAACCTGGATCGGAACCCAGGCGTAGTTTCCCGGCATCAAACATCGCGTCAGTAATAATCCCGATCGCATTGTTAATCGAAGGCGGCTGTATGGTTGTCATTGCTTTGTAAAGTCCAACATAACCATGAAAGTCATCGGAGGTTCGCTTACACGAAATGCTGTCAGCGCCATCCCGATCGCGTTGTGAGGGCTCTGGATAGGCTTAATCCGCTCAAAGTCAAACCCACCTCTGGATTCGATCGGCATGATTAGCTTGAGCTTTGGTACACCAGTTTCAGTAATAGGCTCATCCAAAATCCACCAGAGATTGAATCCCATTTTCTCCTGAAGAGCGAACTGAATCCCATCCAAGCGCATTGCGCCTGGACTACCATTCAGAGAATTAAAATAAACAATCGGCACAGGGGCGACAGTGTTCTTGCGCATTTCTCCGGTAAGAGTAATATGACAGTTCTTTCCGCCGTCTGCGCCGATTGTAATTTCCATTTCCCTAGCGTTCCTTGGCCGCGAAGATGAAGTCGGTATAGACAGTCTGCTGCGTGCCGGTGGCCAGCATGGCGTAGGTCAGACCAGCGGTGGTCGGAGTCCAGGCTCCTGAAACCGAGGTCTGGTAAGCCGCGACAGCTCCCAAAGGCCCTGGGGTTGCATTGACGTTATTGACTCCGGTCCAGGCGGACTGAGGCTGCCACCCAAAGAGCGGGAAGCCGGCGAACGCATAGACGTTCTGTAAGCGATCCATGTAGAAGGCCAGGTCGAGCCAGGTTGCGTTCGCATAGCCGCCGCCTGCAAGAGTAGCCGGGATTGCAAGCGACCATTGCTGGGTTGAGGCTGAGTAAGCTTCGAGCACGATGGCTGAGGCCGAGGCGGCGAAGAAGATTCCGTCGGTCGGCAACGCTGTGGTGGTTCCTTGAGGCATCAAGCCTGCGTAGAGGGTAGTCCCAGCAATCGTCGTGACGTTGATCCGAGTGGCGAAGAAAACCTTCTTCGAAGGATAGAGAGTGGCGGTTAGGCCAGTTCCTGTGTACAACGCTGGCGGCAGGTAGTAGTTATTCGCCGGCCCTCTGATGCCGGCGGTTCCTGCACCTGTGCTGCTGGTGGTAAAGAGAAGCTGGCCCCCGTCGCCGGCAACCTGGGTTACAGTCGCCCCGGTTCCTGTCGTATAGGCTGATGCGTTCTCATCCCCAGCAAGTGTCCCAAGGAAATCATCGAAAACAGTTTGATACATAAAAGGGTTCGGCTGGGCGTACATAGCCAGCGGACCCCATTGATAGTCCGTCGAAATTCCTGAAGGGAATCTAACCGGGACTTGACTTGGTGAAGTCATCAAATTCTCCTCGCGGCATTAAGCCGCTCTGTGAGCGCGAGTTAAGAATTGAGAATAACGTGAACACACTATGCTGTCATAGTGTGAACACGTTCCTTTCAGCTTACGGACCATTCGACCCCAGGATCGCACGCGGATCAGTGTTACCGCACGAAGCACGGAACATCGTCGCCGCCTTGGCGTTCTTGGTGTCATAGTCATTGTCCTGGTCGAACACCGGACGCTTCTTCCAGAACCACTTTGGGCCGTTCATGCAGTTGGTTCTGACGAACCAAGCATGAGGAGCGGTGAAGTAGTGATTGAGCTTGATGCCCTTAGGAAAGGCGTTGGTCTCTCTCAAAACATTCGGATCATTGTTCGCCGTTCCACTCTGCAACACCGACTTCATAATACGGTGGGCGTTGAAGAACTCTTGACGAGCAATGTGCAAGGACTGCGGCATGATCGAAACCAGCAGCCCACGGTCGGTCGGCAGCCCCATTGCGAGGATGCACATGTCTTCCAGCGAAGCCTCGGTCATGTCGGCGCCAGGGGACAGCATATTCGAGAACGTGCCGCCGGTGGTATTCGGCTGCGCAGTGTTGCACAGCGAAGTCCCTGTTGCGTACTGGAACACGTTTCCAGTAAACGCATCATTGTAGACCGCCGACGCGATGTTCTCGATCGTCTGCCGAATCGAAAACGCATTTGCCTGCGCTCGACCCATCGACACCTTTTCGTACTTGTTGTCCTCCAGTTCCTCGAGCGTGACCTTGTAACCCAGCGCATAGGCCAGGTGAATGTACCGCTGAACCGGACCCTGGACTTCATAGTCATAGGTCAACGGGGCACCTTCAGGTTTGAGAGCCGCCAGACCGAAGCCGGTCACCTGGACCTCTTCCTCGTAAGCCTGGTCGCTGTCTTTCACATCGTAGATATCTGTAAACTCTTCCGAGTGTTCGTTGTAAGTCTGCCCCCACCAATCATACACCCCAGGCCAGAGAGCCTTAGGATGACTACCAGTTGAAATTACTCCACCTGCCATAAAATTCTCCTAAAGGTTGAAAAGGTTAGAATCCAACGACCGTGCCTTCGTAGACATGGTTGATCAGTTTGACCCACCACTTGGCATAAAGGCCAAAGGTGTTCCACGAGGCGGTCTGAGGGTCGATCTTCTGGGCTAGGCCCAACATACGAAGGAAAAACCCGTTGGCGACGGCGGCGGGGGTCTGAGGCGTATGCCCCGACGAAACTCCGTTGTCCAGAGTCGTGCCGCTGATAGACACCCCAGTCGCAGGGGCTGCGTAGACAAACGAAGCGTTTTTGGAACACGCTGCATAAGTCAACGAAGTTGCCGGCGTGGTTCCCGCCCCTGTTTCCTGAATCTCGTAAACCACCTTCGGATCATCGCAGATTAGAGCGAAATAGTTCTGCGTCTTCGTCGCGGGGGCTATGACCTTGGTCAGATCATTCGGGTTGATGTACGGGCCACCGCGCTGGCTGGTCACGGCCGATGGCGAAACGCCAATGGCCAGAACAACCCCGAGGCAGAGCGTGCTGGAGGTCGTAGCCAGAGTGCAGGATTGCAACCCCGACCACTGGTCCACTCCGGCAATCGGGGCTACCAGATCCCCTTCCGCATAGACGTTTGTATCGTTCTGAGGGATGAAATAAATATTCCCCCCTCCACTCCATTCAGCCCCATTCAGGTACTTGACCGGAGTCAACCCTGAAGGCTTGTTTTGGTTCGTAACAGTGTTAGTCACAAAAAGCTCCTAAATTAAAAAGGGATAGAATTACTGTTTAGCGCGTCGGCGATTGAACAGTGCCTTCGTATGTTCGTGATTGACATAACGAAGCTCTTTGGTTTTGTCGTCGACTTCACCTTTGTCCAAAATGACTTCACCTCTGAAGATGCCCTGAAGTTTCTGGGCATTGCGCTCATCTATTTTCTGGCGATCTTCGTCCCAGTACTGGAGTGCGAGCTTCATCAGGTACAAGCGCTCCGGGCGGTTGTCCGCCCCGATGCCTGCACTGATGCTCACTCTCGAACCTAAGTCAGTAGAGCCTGACATTTCTGTGTCAGTGGCAATACCTCTCTGGTTGATCGGAACTTCGTGATCGTTGACGAACTCATAGAACGCCTGAAGCGCTCTAGGAATATTTGATTCTTTGATCCAGTGGCAGTGGTAGCCGTCGATTTCAGGAACTTCGAGGCGACGCAGTGGCACGGACATAGGGATGCGAACGCGGCGGTTGCCCGTGGGTTCGACTGTTTTGTTTGCAGGATTGTTCGGTTCGAGAATTTCGGATTTGTTGGGCATTTCAGTTTACCACGGGTAAGTTTCGAGATAGCGCTTTTTCCATTCGTCCATAGTCTTGTAGGCTCGGCCGGGGCCGACGACTTTCTTGCCGTACTTGAGGCAGTACTCCTGAGACTCCTTGTCGAGGTCCGCAAAGGTCCGGCCGTTTGTGCCGCCGCCTTCATCGCCAGAGGACCGCGAGCCTTCGACCTTTCCACCACCAGCCCGGCGGCCAGCGTTGGGATCGAAGACCTTTGCGAGTTCCTCGTCAACATAAGCGAAGTGCTCGGCAGTACCAAGCACACCGCCGGAGGCCTTATAATCGGCGGTAATGCCGTGGGCCATTGCAGTTTTGCGATTGTCCTTCCCGAACCAAGGATTGGCTTCCATCCACTCCTTGGCTGCAGGGGTGAGAAGATTACCTTGAGGGGCTGAGACAGCCGGCTTGGGCTTTTCAGCTTCCTTCAAAGCCGCCGTGACTTCGCTGAGCTTTTCAGTCAGCTCGACCTCCGCGTCCACGTCACCTTCGCGGCGGGCTTCCACAATCGCAGTGGTGATTTCTTTTTTCTGTTCGACCGCCCGTTCCTTGGTTAAGGTCGAACGGAATTCCTTGAGGCCCTCGATGGCTTCCTGGGCGGCGGCGAGTTGCTGCTGAAGTTCAGTATTCTTCCTCTCAACCTCAACGAGCTTTGTTCTCAGCTTGTTATTGTTAGCTTCGAGAATCGGTTTGATCCGCTCTCCGCGTTCGAGATACTCTTCAGCCGGCAACCAGTTACTCTCAGGACCCGTGAACTGATCCTTCGGTTTCCAGCCCATCGTGCGAGCTTGCTCTTCAACTTCATTCGCGCTCATGCTACTTTCTCCTTCTTAGCCTTTTCAAAGGCCATAGTATCGATTTTACAGAAAATATCCCGACAGTTCACCATACGGTAGAGCTTACCGTCAGCGCCCGCCGCGATGAACCCCGAGTGCTTTACGATCAGCACCACGTCTCCAGGAACTGCCCGAGGCGTCGGCTCGTCGGACCAAGCGTGAGGACCAACCTCGATCACCACAACGCGATTCTCCAGCACTGCTAAACCCTCACGGACCGAATCTGGAATCACCAGAGTATAACTCATGGCTTTGATTTCAGGCTCGTAAGGTTCAGTCAACACCGCCACACCTTGGGGGTGAAGTCCGCTTTTGTTAATCATCTTTCATTGCCTCCTGATATTCTGTAAATGTTAAATCGTGAATCCGCTCGTAGGCTTTAACTTCGCCAAGGGCGGCGGCGTTCCGAGTGAGAATCTCATCACGACTCTCACCCTGGAACATTGCCGCCGCCCATTGCTCCATTAAGGCCGTTCTGGACTTGCGGAGGTACTGCTGCAGGGCTTGCGTTACCGGATTGGCCTTCCACGCTTCCCATTCCTCCTGATTTACTTCCTGCATCTTTCCCTCCTGTGATAGCCTCGATCTGCTGCGTCATCATGTCTGAGTGGGCTTTAAAGGCATCCACCATCGCACTAAACGCTTCGACCTTGGCTTTGACTTTCTCGGTCTGAGTTTCAGCTAACAACTTACCAACCTCAGCGTAGAGTTTGACAATCTCCGCCTGAGTTTTGGAACGGGCGGCCTGAAGGGTTTGGACCAGTTCCCATTTCTTAAATTCAATTTCCATCTGCTTCGCTTGGAGTTTCATCTGTTCCAGCGCAGCCTTCGGATTCGGCAAGGGCGGGACTTTGTCCGGCCCAGGATAAAACATCTCGATAGCGTCGACCTTGATGGCTTTGAGGAAATTCCGTTCAACGACTGGAATGTCGTAGCCAGGAACAGCATGAGCGTGCTCGACCATCATGGTGGCCTGGGCGAGGCGTTGGCTGTCAGATACAATTTCTGGGTCGGCCGCCGGGATCACCAGATCAGGGTTGGTCTTATAATCTTCTTGCGTGATCCACGAATCACCTGAGCCAAAGCGCTTGCGCGGCGGCATAAACGACGCATTGAGCTGGTGGCGCTTTTTGAACTCCTCCTTCATTGAACGCCAGATACGCTTATAAATTCCTTTATAGGAATTCATCCCTTGTTCGAGGGTGTTGCGTGAAGTCTCCGCCGGCGTGTTCTGCCCCGGAGCTACCCCGACCATCGTATCGACAGTGCCAGCGAGGCGATCCGTATATTCGATCAGCAACCCCAAAAGCTTAAACATAACCTCAGCGGGCTGAACTATTGGAGCTGGCACAATGTTTTTTCTAAGATCATCCCCTGAGGAGTCCACTCGTTTCCACTGCCCAGGAGCCATAGTATACACACCGCCTCGGATCTTGACTCCCCGACCAAGGAATCCGCCTCCGCCGTTTGATAACGTTCCAGCATCAATGAGTTGATTGATGGCTGAGTTAACGCTTTCGTTAAGAGGTCCGAGAAGGACTCCAAATCCAACGTCGTAGATGCCGCCGTCAGGCGAGGGGATGAAGCCATATTTGGTATAATACTCCGTAGGTTTGATCCGACGAATCTTGGACTTCGTTCCAGGGAAATCAGTTTTGTCGACTGCGTTCTCGTCGTCCCAGCGAGCGACGATACGAACTACGGATTTTGAACCTTCTTCGAGAGTGACGATGTAAGGCTCGGCGTAGCCGTCGCCGTCAAGATCCAGGAGCCGATGCTGCTCAAACATGCGGAAAGGGGTGTCTTCGTCGGGCGGCGGGGCTGATACGCCGATTCGATTTTCCTGTTCAGCATTGGTGTTCTCCTGAGAAACCGGGATAGAATTAAACCAGTCCTCGTTGAGAACATTAACAAATTGTTCAGTGACCACCCTCTCATAAACAGTATTCCGGTCCATCAGAATGACTTGAGTTTTCCTCGGGCACTCTTCCACGGACTTGGCTTTGTAATGCAGGACAAAATCCCTGGCCATTACGAGTTCAGAAATCTGGCACTCCGACCGGCCAGAATAAAAGGTCTTGACAAAATTACACCCGACGATACCGAGATTGATTAAAAGCTTATCATGTTCTTCTTCCCACGAAGTGTCTTCTTCCAGCACTTGCCAGGACATGTGTCTGGAAATGCGGTCGGCTTGATCCCGAAGCTTTTGATCAATATCGATTCCAGTAACCCGGTACTTTACAATCTCGGTGCCTGAGATAAGATCATTATACGAGCGAGAGCTGAACTGAAATGCCGCGATCGTCACCAAGGGGAACGTAACATTCGAGCAGTTCGGCCACGGGAAGCTCTTGTCTTTCTGAACCTGCATCGCAAGATCCATGCCAGCTTCCATTCGGCGCTGCCACTTAGACCGGGAAGTGAGATCACTTTGATAACCTCGATGGACCAGGCCGCCGATCTTTTGAAGATCTTCCTTGGAAAAACGGTCGCAGAGATTCTGAGACTGCATCACGTCTTTGTTGATGACGAGCTTTTTGTCTAGAGTGAAGAGCATTAGTATCCCGTGATCTTTGAACGGCCGTGTTCAGTAGAGGTTTTCTTTGCCAGCGAATTGAAGATGAATTCTTCCTCGTCCTCAGTCATGGAGTCTTCGTCTTCGAGGATCATGCCATCAAAGCCCCGAGCCAGGGTGACAGTAGCATCGAACTGGTCATCCAGGGTGGCTTCCTGCGTGGCAGAGAAGTCGAGCATTTCTTCCTGATATTCGTCGTACCACGAGCTTTCTTTGTCGAACCTACAGCCCCCGGCTTTCATTCGCTTTCTCAGCGTCTGTCCTCGGGTCGCCTTATCCTTAACGGGGAGAGTAGGCACAAAGTCAATAAAAATATCACGCAGCTGCATCTCGTCACGGATAAAGGGCCACACGGTTTTCCAGATAACCCCGTCTTCCACAAACCAGCAAAAAGGATTCCATCGAGCGTGGACAGCAAAGATTTCATCGAGCCACTCCTTTGAATCCCAGCGATTAACCCGAACGTCAAGAATGTCGATGAAATTGCTGATGGTCTTGCCGCCGACCACGAAGCAGGTTCGATTGGCCGCATCAGCCTTTGAAACCGCGAAGTCGGCACCCACGCAGACCTTGTGAAATTCCTCATGGTGCTCGGGCTTCATTGGAAGGAACTGTTCGACCAGAAGATAATTACCCTCGTCATCCCGAGGATCGTTCAGGAATTCTTGGGAATAACCTGAAGAATCACCCTCGTTGATAAACTCCTGGCGCTTATCCCTCAGATCATCTTCAGTGAACCTATCAGGCCAGAGGATATTGCTGAAGTCGCTGAAGGACCGATGTGCTTTGTAAACTCTACTAACCCACTGGTCGTTGTGACAAAGGTGATTAAGTAGTGAGTCTTTGTGCAGGATAGTGCCATGTACTCGGATTCTGCCGCCGACACGGAGAGCCTGTTTAGCAGCTCTAAAGAACCACTTGCGGAATTTCTTACGGCGGTCTTTGTTTTCGACTTGCTCGTCGTCTTCAAGGTCGTCTCCTACAATCAGATCGGGCCGGCGGCCGCGCCACTTGCGACCACGAATTTTTTGCTCAGCACCGCGAGCAAGGATCCTAAACTGGTGCCTGTCCTGGCACTCAACAATGATGTCAGTTTTTTGTTCCTGAACAAACCCTTTGATTTTGAACTCACGGATCAGTTCTTCGTTATCACGAAGTTCATTGGCAATGTCTCCGAGATGCTCGATTGCCATTTCCTCGGAAGCGCCGATGATGATGACGTAGAGGGCTGTGCGGAAACAGACATTTGCCAGAACGTAGTCATGGGTGAATGCAGTGGACTTAGCATGGCCGCGAGGCGCAGCGATAGCGGCGGCCGGACAGTCCGAGCAGTAGATCTTCCATCCTTCACGGTGAAAGTCTGGGGTGGCTGAAGCAGCATCGTAGAGTGGCGAAAGGAAAACTCCCGAGAACGCTTCGACCATTTCAGCTGTGAGCTTCATCAAGTTAGGTCCGGAATGATAGCCATGAATCCAGCCAGCACCACACTCTGGCCAAGGCTGGTGATGATCTTGCAAGAGATTTCGTAGATCACACCTACCACGCCGCCGGTGATTAGCTGAATCACCTGGGTAGAATTCACTATAGCAGGAGAGCCAGAGAGTATGTTTCCAGGGACTAGATCAGTTCCAGAGTAAACCGTGGCAGTGGTCGTGCAAGAATTGATCGTTTCTCCGACTTGAAGCGAGGCGATGAAATCAAACGGCTGGGAAGTATAGCACGTTTCACTTTGTCGCTTGGGCTGGAAACTTAAGTGACCACCAGGCATTATTGCTGGATTCCTGTGAAATACGCTTTCCGGACCAAGGCGCCGCAAGCCGCCGACGCCTGACCGTTGCCGGTGGGGCTGGTACCAGGGGCTACTTGCCGAAACACGCCGCCGTAGTAAGTCCAAGGCGACGGGCCAGCGGCATTGAATTCTGTGGTGGTTTGGCAAAGATTCCCTGCGTGGCCTGCCGCCGGACACTGGGGAGTGATAAAAGGATATGCGCCGAAAGCTCCAACGCTGTTGGCTGAACAGTCGGGTAAACACTGTCCATAATCAGGACCGCTCGGACTACCGAAGAAATTACCTTCCAGCCAGTAATGAAACACGTAGGACCAGTCACTGGTAATCGGACTAAAATACGCCGTGGGACAGTAGCCGTTCAAGTTTCCGGTAGAATCCTTCGGTGTCGTCCAGGCACATACACCGTTAGCTGCGATGTAGGTGGTGGTAAAGACACTCATCATGTTGGTGGAGTTTGTCAGGGCTTTGAGAAAAGCCAGGTAGTTGGTAGGGGTCTGGTAGACACCGCCAGCAACCATTGGCTGAGTGAATGAGCCACCGTTAGAGAACTGGGCAGCATAAAGCGAATACATCGTGCCGGAGCCCGAGCCCGAGGGCAGGTTGGCGAACTGGCCGGCACCTGAGAAATTCGCGCTGGCATTGTTCTGCGCGTGGCCGCCGTCGTAAGCGAATTGCTTGTTGGTTGATTGGCTGCTGAATTGATAAGCGTTCGTCTGTGCGGTGTTGTTCACGCCCGCCTGCGGCAGGCAGTAATTGGGTGAATCTACAGTCCCGCCGATCGACGTGCCTACAGAGAAATTCGGTTGAATCGTCACATTGGCAGAGCCAGAGGCGGTAGCTGTAATTGCACTGCCTGAGCCGCCCGCAGTGGTAGAAAGCGAAAACGTCGTGCTGGTTGTGGCGCCAGTTACATAGTAAGTGGTTGTGGTGTTGAAAGGGGTTGGCGGCGAGCCTGAAAGCGTAATGGCTTGGTTGTTCTGGATTTTGAACCCAGTCCCGGTCCATACCGTCGGGGTAGTGGAGCTTGATATGTTGGCGGAGAACGGGGTCAGGCCGGAAGGGCCAACGCATTGGGTTCCAGCAGTCTCGCTCCCCATGTTGCTGTAACCGTCGGAGAAACTACCAGCGAGCTTATCCGCCGTCGTAAGATTGGCTGCCCCGCCTTTAAAGGCTACGACATAGGCGCCGTACTGAATCTTCGAGCCCGAGGCGACTGACATGGCGGTTCCAGTGCTAACCGACCCACCTACAGGGGAAGATGTGCTCCAGGTCGAGGAGCCATTGATCGCGTCGATTTCGATATAAAAGGGCTGAATCGTGGTGCAAGCGCTGTTCTGAGTGGCAGTGGCAAGCGCGGCGGCGCCGCCATTGTTTACAGGTTCCACAATACTCCGCGTACCTGCGTGCAGGAAAATCACCTGCGCCCGGGCGCTGCCGGCTAGCAGCAGGGCAGCGATCAGTAACCGATAGCTAGCCATGACACTTTATCATTGTTGGTGGATACACTACCTGTGAGGGAGCAGCTCGTGGTAGAGCCGCCGCTCTGTACAAGGCCGGCAGGATTGGTTTCATCAGAACCTGCGCACTTGTATTCATTGGTCACAGCAGGCAAGCCGCTGATTGTGATGGTGGCTCCGCAAGAGCCTAAACCATTTGTTGCAACCCGCATAGAGCCAGCGATCATGCCGCCGAGCTTTGATCCTACGCTAACACAGTTCGTGCCGCTGATTGCTATGCTAGGCTGCGAAGCGGACGAAGACGCAGCAATGCTTTGGGTCACAATCAACGTAGTAAGAGATCCGCTATTCGGTATGCTGACACCTAGCGCGCCAGGGGCTGCTATGGTGTTTTGAACAAAAGCAGTCGTGGCGAGATAGGTGCTGGAATTTCCAGTTGTCTGTGTGGTTGCAGTGGTGTTGCTGGGTAGAGAGGTTGAAGTACCGAGAGTGCCTGATGAGTTGTTCTCGATGATGCCAGGGGTTGTCAGGTTGGTTAGCTGCAGGCCTGTAAATATGCCTGCATAGTTCCAGTTAAGTATGCCTGCGGGGCCAATATAGCCAGCCTGGATGCCGTCGACACCGAAGCCAAGTTCGTAGGTTGTAGGGTAGTTGAGGCCGGCGGTGGCTGGGATTGCGCTCGAAGTCGGGACCAGTACGGTGCCGCTCACGAAGCTCTGGGCAGCCAGATAGCCAGTGATCGCCAAGTCTCCAGAGGCATCTAGGGAGCCAGCACCGTTACCATTGGTGCAGAAGGTCAGTCCGCCGCCCGTATACGAGGCAATGCGTCCGGTTCCTGTCAGGCCACACGCCGGCGAGTTGGGGACGAATCCCGAGGCAATCAGTGCGTTCGTCCACACCGCGACGCCAGCGGAGTTGAACTGATAGCCGCCTCCTTCGAGGATCACGTAATTGCCGGGGCTGGCAGTACCATCAGTAAGCGTGAACGACCAACCCAAAGGACCCAGGTACATAGGTCCTGCAGCTTGGTTGAGGGTAGGGGCAGCAATCGCTGGAGACACATTAGGAATGCCTGCCAGGGTTGTGACTGCCGTGTTAGCGAAGTTTGCCATGACAGATTGAAACGCGCTGGGCAGCACGTAAGGGGCCACTGCGTTGATCGGGGGCAGGGAAAAGGTCGAGGCAGAAGACGCTGTGTTGTAGATCAGCGTGCCGTTGTCTGCACCGGAAACTGTATGGGAGCCTGCAGGGTAAGATGTGGCTGTGCCTGGGAGATAGTTGATCGAAATAACATCGCTGCTGGAGGTTTGGGTCAAGCTCGATACGTCGAGGGTTACGCCCGAAGGGACTTCGGTAAAAGCCTCGGGGGCGGTAGATGAGCCGCCAGGGTATCCCAGCACCGCGGCAGTCGAGGACTGCCCGAGGCTGGAAAGCCCGATGTTGGTAAAGGTATTCGAACCTCCGTCCATTGTTTTGTTGGTCAGAGTCTGAGTGCCCGAGATACCTACAAGCGCGCCGCCCGAGGCCGCAGTAACCCCTGAAATCAATGCACCTGCCGTGATCCCTGTAGCAGGCAATCCGCTACCATTCGTCAGCAAAATCGAAGGTGTACCCGAGGACAAAAGGTTATAGACAAAGGCGTCTGTGGCAGCCTTTGTACTGTTGTCACCTGAAGACTGGGTAGATGCAGTCGTACCATTCGGCAGAGCCGGGGTTCCACTTAGTCCTGCCGCCGTGCCGCTGATGTTAAGCGTGCTTGTTGACAAGCAAGTCAACTGACTCGATGCATTCGTTCCAACAGCCCCGCCGCACGACGCAGGAACCGTAGCTCCATTAACCGTGGTGGCATTGCCGCTTCCCGAAGATCCCCCCGAAGCATTGATGGTGACTTGGCCTTTGCCGTTCGCCGGGCTGATTGAAATGTTAGTCCCAGGGATGATTTGAGAAACAGCGCCGTTAACGTCGTTCGAGGAGTTCTGGGCGTAGGCTAGCCACCCCGAGATGCCGAAGCCGGCGGTCCAGGCAGAAGCAACGACTAAGGTCTTAACGCGCATGGCGGCGGAGGTAAGTGATTTGTTTCTGCTGTTCCTGGACAGATTTCACCAGGAGAGCAATGATGCATTCCTGGCGGTAGGATTTGGGAGTTTTCAAGTCGTCTTCGTAGATCGCACACTCGGGGGCAACCTGGGCAACGTTCTCGGCAATTAGGCCTGTTTGGCGTAAGGTTGCATTAGGGTCAGGGTTGCCGGCGGGCTTCATCCGATAGGAAAGGATTTCAAGGGAATTGACTTCCGCGATGGCGGTAGAAAATTTGACCGGCTGATAATCTTCCTTGAATCTCAGGCTGGAGATAGTACAGGCGGAGGCTTGGATAAGCAACACCCCCGAGCCGGAGAGGCAGACAAAATCCGCATTCGTTCCAGTGGTTAGGTTGGAGACAGTAAGCGAAGCGGCTGCGTTGATCGTGATTGCGTTAGAGCCGCCGCCGATGTTAACGGTGCCAGTTGTCGTACCTGTACCGATACCGACAGCATCTACTCCTGCGTTATAGTTGAATCTTAAAACCCCTGACGCGATCGACGTGGTACCAGCACTGCCATTAGCAACGATAGTAGTGGCGTTGACGATTCCAGGCGTGGTGCCGCCAATCGTCGGCGGGCTGGCCAGATAGGAAGTCGGAATGTCAATGTTGGTCGTCGGGCCTGAGGCGTTGGTGATACTCAGCGTGGAGTTGGGCGACGTGATCAAACTGATTGTTCCGGTATCTATGGTGTTGACAGTCACATTCCCGATCCCGTTCGTCGGAGAGAGGCTGATGCCGACGCCAGGGAGAATCTGGACTACCCCGCCATTAACGTCGTTTCCAGTAGTTTGAGCCCCCAGCACCAAAGGAAAGAGGGATAGCAGGAGAACAAGGTACTTCATACAGTAAGCCAATTCATTATTGCGATGATAAGCAAACCGATAACCAGTCCTACACAGACTCCTGCTATGATATGTAGAAGCAGCATTACTGCGGCTGTCCTTGGAGAACAATCATGTCAGCGTAGCCGGAGGTATAGGCACTTAGGTACAGGCGAACGGCTCTCACAGGGTAGTTATACGTGCCTTGGCCACGAGCGCTCTGAGTCGCCAGAGTGGCGTGCGGGAACACTCGCTGGCGGGCAACATAGCAGTTTCCTGTGTCGGCGGTGGCCCCAGAGTTGGCACAGGTATACGTGTAAGTACTGGACGAAACATAGGTGACTGACCAGCCCACGTCACCGGTTCCATAAGCAGGGGATAGAGAATCCAGCACACTGGAACCCGAGCCTTTGATGATGACAGAATCCCCGGTGCTTAGTCCGTGGCCCAGACCGTAGGGGCCGTAGTCTGTGACGGTGGCGGTGGTGCCGGAGCGGGAGATGGTGACATGGTTGCCGGCGGAAGAGTCGGGGGTTGAAGGATCAATGTTCAGAAAATCGTAAGTGTGCTGGACAGTATACGTGATGCCGCTCGCATCGCCAGACAGCTGAACCGAAACTCCTACCCCGAACCAGGATTCCATGTACGAAATGGGAACCCATTGGGAGTAGCCGGCGGCATTCAAAACAACCTTAGTCGGACGCATCAGCAGGCTCCTGGGGTAGGGCTTCCGCCCGTTTACGGTGGAGAAGGTCGGTAAGGCGGCCGCCAAGATGTTCGAGATGATTCTCAACCTGGTTGACGGTGACGTTGACAGTAGATTCACGAGCACCAAAGCCCAAGGCTCGAGTGCTGAGTTCCAGGGTCCGCAGGGCCAGGTTATCAGGAATACTCGACGCAGGAGCACTGAGCTTTTCTTTCAGTATCTCCATCGAACGCGAGACGAGGCCTTTGAGATTATCTTCAATCGAGGCCCGGAGGACTGGGTCTTCGATCTCAGCCGCGCGTTCGGCAAGACGTGCCTGGAACGCGTCTGAAGCCATTACGGTTGAGACCCAGGCGGCGGTGTAGCCAAAGTGGGCTGCGAGAGCGTTCTGCGAAATCCCACGATTCGCCAGAATAATGTTAATCATCCCATCATGGGAGTAATTGATCTTTTGAATCGAGGGCTTTAAAGGCTTGGGATTGTAGCCTTCGCTTTGCGCGAGGCGGAGCTGGGCGGCCGCCTCAGCCTCGGGATCGCTACGGGGCCGGGCATGGTCGGCGGCAAGCTGATCCAACAGATTAACTTCCATCACGTTCCAGTCCTTTTTCTCGCCACGCGCCCGACCATACCGCAAGTCTAATTCCCGTGTCAACCAAGTCATTGTAAATCCTACCATAGTCATTGCACATTTTACATAAAGTCATTGGATAAAGTCATTGGATATTGTGTTCACATTATACTATCATATCGTGTTCACGTTATCACGAGGTCGAAAATTTCTGACAGAGCATTAAGCTCGTTCGCGCGCTGGAAAAAGTTTTCCCCCCTACCGGGGTATTTTGGCTGAGGGGTTGGTCAGCCGCGCGGGTTCTGTCAGTCACACGGGGTCTGTCAGTCACCGAGCCGGCGGCAGGCGTTGGAGTGTTGTAGCTGGGTAGTACACTAGCTCGCGGCAGCACTAGAGCACGGCAGCACCCTACGCTCGGGGCGGCCGCTCGGTGCCGTGCTGCATCATATAGTTGCCTAGGCAGCAATGGTGCAGTGCAATGCTCTCCTGTCCCGGCAGCACCGTGGACCATAACCAACGGTTATAACGGCGACGGAGCGTTATGCTAAAACGGTATTGGACCGAGGGAATGACTGGTGTATGATGCACACATGGGTTAGATGATTCTGACTCATCCGGTAGACCGAGTTGTCGGCCGGACTATTTAACATCTAAACTGGAGACTATTATGAGAGCTAAACGAGCTGCGAATAGCGTTGTCACGACAGAGTGGGTGGGTGATGAGATCCATCTGGGATTCCCGAAGCTTGGCAAACAGATTTTTGACATGAATTGGCTGGACCCGATTAAATACCGGCATTCAGCTTTTCATGGCATGACTCAACGGCTGAGCAATGCGACGGCGATACCCTGGGAACAAACGCAGGGCTGGACCGAGGAACAGCGCGAGAAACTGAAATACGACAACGTGGCTGAACTGATTGAGTGGCTGAGTGAGCCGACGAATCCCTGGAAAATGACCGGCGGCGGGCAGGGACGGGACGGCGGACTGTTTCTCGCAGCACTCATGGAGCTGTCTGGAGAGAGCGAGGATAAGGTCCGGGCACAGATGGAAAAGGCCAAGGATAATCCGAAAATCAAGGCACATCTGGATGCGCTGAGGAAGTCGAAAGAAGTGATTGAGATCATCAGCCGGCTGAGGTTGGAGCGCGCGGATACCAAGGTGGATGTAAGCACCACGTTGAAAGGGTTTATGACCGAGGAATAATCCAGGAACTGAGGATAGCCTGCTAGGGGACTGACACCCTAGCGGGCTCTAGGGGCTGAGAGAGGGGTACGAATACTAGGACTGCCACTACCATCACCAGTATCAATACACAATACGGGGTCCGTTGTTTTATCGGTACACGTTATGATTCTCACTGACTCATATCCCTACTGACTCATATCCCCTGTGTCCCAGTGCCGTGGCTCTCTTCTCTGTTCTATATAATTTTTTTTTTATCTTAGATAGAAAGAGACAAACAGACACTGAGAGAAAGGCACTGAGAGAAAGGCACTGGGGATAACGTGTACCGGGAATGAACGGACGCCGTATTGTGTATTGATACAGGTACAGGTACAGGTAGTTGTGATGGTAGTGGTATTCATAGTGCTGATGGTAGTGACAGTCATACATGCAATGATGGATTGCTTTGTTGCATTGTCCCGCCGCCCGTGGTATGATGCGCGAATGGCCAGGTAATGGCCGTGGGTTGAGAGTGATGGGCTGAGTGATAAACTGAAACAGGAGGCTGAGAGCCTCTCAAACCCTGGGCACTTGCGAGAGTGTCCAGGCTTTGGGTGGGTTAAATAGGAGACTGGAATGACAGAGAAAAACTACGAGCCAAAAACACTGGTTTATCGCCAGGCGGGAAACCAGACATGGATCACGCTGGAGAATGGTGAGCGTGTGGCACAGGATATATCGCGAAAAGTCCTGGACGCGGTGGCTGTGGTAGGCGCGAAACTCAAAAACTTGGAAAGGTTTACAGTCGTACCGAAAGGGCTGGGCCAGGACGCGGTGATGACTGTGGTTCGCAAGCCAGCGCGGGTGGAATTGACTGCCGTGAGCACAATGCCCCAGTCATTGAGTGATTACAAAAAATGGCTGGATCACGCAGTAGAGCATCTTTCGGCCGCCGACCAGTATTACAACGACCTCAATCTGTTACGCCAGGGCATCATACAAGCCCAGGTGTTTGATTTCTGTGAAGTCGACGAGGATAGGCTGAAGAGAGAAATGCCCCGAGCAGTCGAATTGCACTCAAAAGGCTTTTTGGATTTGCCCTATGAGACAGTGGTTTATCGTTACACAGGTAAATCGAGGATTCATCTCCTGGCCCGGCGGAATGCCGGCGTGATACAGTACAACACCGACCACGGCCAGACGGATCATTATGTCTGGCCGCTCACGCTGATGCTTTGCACTAAGAGCGTGAAATTGCGAACCGAACAGCCGAGTCGCAAACTGCAATCCAAGCGCGAGGAACGCGGCAAGCCGCCGTTGCCGTATGTGACTTATGTGGATTCAGAGCACTACTATCAGGCGATGCGGAATACTGAGACCAAAGGCACTCATGCAAGTCCGATTGCACATCTCAGGCGCGGGCATATTCGCACCCTGAGTGACGGGCGGCAGATTTGGATCAAGGACATGCTGGTTAATTGCAAGTCCTTGGATGAGGTGGCAGATCGAGAACGGTATAATGTGAAAGGAGAAATGAAATGTTAGAACAGCAAACGAAATCTGTACCAGTTGATATATTTCGGACTGTAATGTCCGAGATTTACATTGGCGTTACTGAGAACAAGGTTCCCTTCATCTCGGAGGCTGATGAGATTTACATATTCTGGAAGGGGTTGTGGTATCTGGCAGAGTGGAATGAGATTCCAGCCGAGATTGAAGGGAATATCCATGCGGCGGCTGATTGGATGTCAAAGCGTTTAGAAACCGCGAGTCTGTTGCCGTTGCACAGGCTCGAGCCGGGTGAAACCACAGGAGATTGAAAATGCCTTTCCAGACCCACAATCACAAGGCGTCGAAATTGACTGGCGAACAGGTGCTGTTAATTCGTGCTCGCTATGCCGCCGAACGTGGCTGCACGCAGGCTCAACTAAGCCGTGAGTACGGAGTATCAATCAGCACAATTCGTAACATTCTCAACGGAACGACTTGGCAGATAATCACTGAAGGTGAATCGTCGGAGAAAGTCCCGGCGAATTACCAAGTCCGGATTGATGAAAACGCGGTGGCTGATTCCCTCAGTAAGCTCCGCGATGCGATGGCTGAGGACATAAAGACAGGAG